ATTGAGGATAATCATCTACGCCTAAAGCGGCAGTTTCGCCTTTAAGATGTGCAGTACTTTGTGGCGAACTCGTGCCAATCCCAACATTTTGACTAGCATCAATACGAATAGCCTCTACGTTTCCTGTGTGCATGGTCATCACATCAGAGCCAGGAAATGCAATAAATGTATTTCCATCTGTATCACCAGCAATATCGTCTACTTGGAGAGAACCAACATTCGTAATATTGTTATCACCGAAAGAGACATTGCCACTAAAAGTAGTGCCAGCTAGGTTGGTTGTGCTAGTAACAGCAAGAGTGCCGCCAATAGTTGCATTACCAACAACATTTACGTTAGTTGTACCTGTAGGTATTTCTATTACATCTGCGTCAGCATCATTTTTAATTGTAACATCATTAGTGCTACCCTGACCTGTAAGAATAAGACCTTCAGCAGCAGTGTATCCTATTGCAGCATTATCACCAGCAGAAGTATCACCATCTGGTTCAAATGTTGCGGCAGTCATTATACCATCTGTGTCTACAGTACCCTGAAAGAAAGCATCTTTAAATTGTAAAGAAGATGTACCTAAATCAAGAGTATTATCTGTTTTAGGTTTAACTTGAGAAGCACTTATTACAAGGTCTTGTGCAGGACCAACTACAGTAACAGGACCACCTTCTGCAGATGTTCCATCGTGAGTATGTCCACTTGTACCAAAGGCACTTTCAATTGCATCAAATTCGCCATCTAAATCTGAGGCATTAATAACATTACCATCAGCAATATTATTAGATGTGTCGTTCCTAGTGTAACCTGTTCCCATTTTGGTTTACCTTCTCGTGTTTGTACCATATTCTAATGTAATAGCATCTAAAGAAAATGGTGGATCTGTGCTATCTGATTCAAATTGTATTGACCCTGTAAAACCTGATCCAATTAATTGTGATTCAAACAAAGTCAAAAGTTTATTACTATATACCGCAGATGATCCAAATGTTGCTGAACCATAAAATGCAACCTCACCTGTATTACTGTCAAAGTTTATTTCTGTTGGTTGTATACTATCTTTCTGATCAAAGTCTAATTTAAGACTCATATCAAACGAAACACTTCCTTGTGGATCTGTATATAAAAATGCTTTATAAAAAGTTTTACGAATACGAGGATCATTAATTGGCATAAAAGGTGTAGCAAAAGTAGTTTTTATATTAGAACCATCAAAGTTATTGCCTTTTTCCATTTGATATAAATAACCATCATCGTTAGCAAATACAATTGTTTCTGTGTTTTGAAAAAATCTACTATCTGCTACAAAAGCTCTAATGCCACGAAGTTCTGACCAAGCCATTCCTTCTCCACCTTGACTGGCAAATTGTGTTCCAAGAATACCTTGAGCACTTTCTTGTGCAATATTTGTATTGTAGCCAAATATTCTATATTGTGATTTATCACGAACAACCACACTTGAAAAAGATGTGTTTGCTGCAATAAAATTTATTACTTCTTTTTGTATTGATTTAGATACATTACCTAATCCAAAATCACCAATACGATCTGTACCACTTAATAGTCTCAAACCGTCTGGGCCTAAAAACATTACATCGCCACCAACCTCTTGTATTGTATCTGTATCTACACATCCAATATCTAATGTTATAGGTTGTAAATTAAAGTCTGCATTAGTATTGCCAGTTATTTGTAGTATAGATGTTTCAGTAAATATAATCAACTGCTGTCTAAATACTATCAGTCCTGTTATTGCTGCTCCCAAGGATATTGTACCAGAACCATTAGATGTTGTAAAGTCATTATCTGTAAATGGGGCAGTAAAAGTTAATAAAGTACCTTTGCCAAAAAACAAATGATTTTTAAAATTAACTACAAAACTCGAACCAATAACATCTGCAGGAGCAGCATTTAATGCAGTAAACGTAGTATTGTCATATACTGCAGGGACATTAGTACCATCTACTATAGCAATCTTTTCTGTTCCTGTAAAATTATATCTAGCAAATCTTCTTTTATTAGAGCTTTCTAGTGATGTACTTAAAAAAGTTATTGCAGCATTATCTGCTGGAGAACTAGCCAATGAAGGATTAATTGCTAATGTAGCACCGCCAGAGCTTACAGATGCATCTGCAGTTACAGTATATACTTTATCTACACCTGTTATTTTAAAAACATCACCTTCTTGTGGGGCTGCAGTTAGACCATCTACAACAAGGCTAGATCCAGTTTGTGATGCGCCATTTACAAGTACAGTACCATAACTAGGTACGTTAATATGTGTTATTGCACTGGAAGATACTTTAAAAAGATCATCATTTCTAGCTACAATAACGTTTTCTAAAAATACACCACAACCAAGTGCAAGGTACTTACTTGTTGTTGTAGCGAATATAACTGTTGTTGCATTTGCAGGAGAACTAGCAAGAGAACTTGTAAGAGTTAGTGTAGCTCTGTTGTTTGTAGCATCATATGATACACCACCAGATGCAATAGTATATGTGCCTGTTACTCCTGTTATTGTAAAAGTATCACCTGCTTCTGGTGTTTGATGTATATTACCTATAATAAGAGTAGTGCCAGATTGACTGCCACCATGTACCACAGGAGCACCATAGGGTGGAATAATACTACTATTATATTTAGTAAATCCTTCAACTCTACGATAACCACCTTCAATAGAAGGTTCAAAGTTTTTAAGCACCCTAGCAGACCCTGCAGAATTAATACCTTGTTGCAATGGACTCATATTAGTAATAAGCCCACCACGAAACTCAACAGGGTATGTTTGACGACTTGTTGGCATATTTAATTTACTCTAAATGAATTAGCTGACATACGAGTACGATCTAATACAGTAGATCTAACATAATCATATCTATTAATATACAAACTACGCATGTTTTTAATTTCATCTATAAACTTGGATTGCACTAAATTAGCTTCTTGTGTTTCTCCTCTAAACATATATGCATAATGCATTGCACCCTCCACAATAATGTATCTAAATTGTTCTGGTATAGTAGGAACATCAGTAGCATTAAGTAAATCTATAGGAAGTCTGTAATATTCATATACTACTTTGTATGCTTTATCTGGTGCATTTACAAATCCAAACTCTTGACTTGGTGCTCTAAATACAAAATCAGGCAACCCTCTAATATTGCTAGTAGTGTTATATTCAGCATCTACGTATTTATTTAAATATTCTTCATAAGTAATAATATTAAGTTTTTTTGTGTCGTTGCCTAAAGTACTATCTTTTTTAATTCTAAAACTATCCATATCAATTGTTTTAGTATCAGAAGGGTATGCATATCTAACTATCCCTTCAGTAAGAGTTTCTTCTGTTTCTACATGATTAAAAGGCCATTCATATTCATGTTGATTAATATATCTTATTGCTGAGTTTACAGCATCTTTAATCATTGAATATTCACCAACTGCACTTGCAAAATTAGAAGATGTAAGCTGTACTTCATTAAGCCTACGATTTAAATCATTTACAATGCCAAGATAATCGTAGGCCATTTAACGTTCCTTTAATCTTAATTTAATACTACGTTCTGCTTGACTGCCTGTGCTATCTACCATATTACAGAAAAAAGTATATTCAATATTATTTTGACCACCACCAATATTTATAGTTGCAACTGTATCTGTATTTGTTTGAGATACGTTTTGTATGGTATCTGTTGTAGCTGAACTTGAAGCAGTTGTTAATGTTTGTCCTGCAGCTAATGTAGTTTTGACATCATACGAAGTAGATTTTACAGACCATGTAACTGAACTGATGGTAGCACCAGCAAGAAATCTTTCCCAATCTACACTATAATCTAATTGTTCATCTGGATCTTTATTAGGCCAACGAAAACTCATTTTTAATCCTCAGTTGCATACACAGTTCTATCTGCTGACGTTGTTTGTCGTTGCACAAAAACTATTCTATTTTCTTCTGGTACTATTACCGTTCTTTCTGCTGAAGTAGACATTAGGCTGCTCTTGCTATATAAATTGTACGCCTACGGCTGTATTGATTTTTTACCGATTCAAAATCAAATGCTCTTCCTACTGTAACTGCAGTGCTAATAATACCTGTGCTACTAATACTAGCAAGAGATTCTTTTATGTTTACTGTTACAGTATTTATAGAACCTGTAGCTGAAACACCCGTAACTTTTTCAGTTGTTTTGTCTTCTACAGAATTTACTGCACCAGTTGCAGATACAGAAGATATAACTATTGTTGAATCTGCAAGTAATACAAGAGTTCCTATTGAACCTGTAGAAGATGTGCCAGTAAGACCTGCGCCAGTTGCTATTTGAGAAAGGCTATTTACAGAACCAGTACCACTTACTCCTGCACTAATACGTTCTGTAATATCAATTTCAAAACCACCAGCAGATACAGCTTCTATTGCACTTGTACCTACTACACTAGCAAGAGTTTCTTTTACATTTTCTGTTACAGTATTTACAGAACCTGTTGCAGATACTCCTGCTGGTGTAACAACTATAGCAACTACGCCATAATTTGAAGAACCATATTTACCTGTTCCATATATAGCAGGAAGAAAAACAGTTGTTTCTATTCCACCTATTGGTTCAGATGATAGTGGGTGGAAACCTAACATAATCTAAGTCGATGTGCTAAACTGATATACTGTATCGTTACTTTCGCCTACAGCATACAATTTTTTTCCACTGTCTCCAAAACACATCCCTTGGATATAAGTCCCAAAATCACTGGTATTAAGTGTAAAAGATTTACTTGCATATGAGACATTAGAAAGATCCCACGCTGAAGCTAAATTATACTGATAAATTGTAGAATCCGAATAGCCATGCACGAACATTTTTGTTCCATCGTCAGAAAAATCCATAGTTTCGAATCCCCCACCCTGTGTTGGACTATAAGCTCTAGTGTAAGACGCAGTACTAACGTCAAAGGCTGTTGATAGTGCAAATTCTCCAACTTTAGCAGCATTGCGGTCAAGAATAAACATCTTAGTGCCATCAGTCTTAAACTGCACTTCAAAAGGATTTTGAATTACATTACTGCTCAGACTACCAACAGTTGAACTTGTGTAAGACGAGCTTGCTGTACTAGTATCGTAATTTGTACTTAGAGTCCAGCTTTGGACTTTTCCCGTCCCATTTGCGGTGGTGAAAACCATATGGCCTGATGATGAATAACAACAACCTGTTATTACAGGGGTACTTCCAGAAGGAGAAAGATCACCGCCTGAAGAGTGTGATGCAGTGCTCACGTCAAACGCTGTGCTCAAAGTGTAATAGTGAACATCATCGCTTGTGTTCCCTGCAATGATCATTTTTGTTCCATCAGCGCTTATATCGACACCCTTGGGTGAACTTTCTTGACCACTTACAGAGAAACTTTTACTCATGTAAGATGCATTGACAATATCAAAGCTAGAAACAAAAGAAATTGTAAAAGAGTGCGTTACATTTGCAATGTTCGTGCCATCTGACACATCAAATCTAATTGCTACTGTTCCACCCCCAGAGCTTGCAGGAGTGAGGGTAAATGTATTACCTGACTGATTGCTCACTGGAAAACTTGGTGAACTAAAAACATCTGAGGCTGTACCGCTTGTGACAGTGGCAGAAAAACTTAACGTATCTAAATTTGCATCAGTTGCATTAACCGTAATAACGGTATTGCTTCCAGCCGTTAGTGTAAATGTACCACCAGAAGAAAGGTTGTTTGCACTTGCTCCACCAGTAGCTTCTGAAAAGCTGCTAATAACAGGAGTTGCATTTGTAATTGTTGCGAGAAGAAAAAAACCTGACGAAGATTTTACATACAGTTTATTTGCGCCAGTGTCATAATGCAGCGAACCCTCTGAAGCAGATGCTGCATCTGTCAGCATTGCAGATTGATTTGAATGTACTGTTACACCAGATGTTATATCACTACTATTTGCAAGCTTAACCCAATTACCTGCATGAGCAAAATACATGGCTCCTTCTCCATGAACGTGATAGATACGGCCATGATAGTCAGTAGCGCTGGGCAAGTCAGAAGTACCTGAAAACACCTCTACGATCTGTAAATCTTGTGCCGCAGGTGTGAGAAAGACTGTGTGAGTACCGCTTCCTAAATTAAGTAAAGAGCCAGTCGAAGAAGACCGTAATGTTCGTGTTAAATTTAACGAAGAGTGGGTATATGTACCTGTTCCAATTTCAAAAGCAGAGCCACTTTCAATGACATAACCTACGGTCAGTCCATTTAAACTTGATGGAAAAGCATTAAATCCTGTTGCCCCAGACGCAGACAAAGTAAGAGCACCTGTTCCAGTAGTTGTTGTTGTGGTTTTAACTCTATCTGCAAAGTAAGGCATATTTATTTATCCATTAAGCAATACGAATTACGGCAGTACTTGCTCCTGCTGCAGGAAACTCAATAGTTAAATCTCCTGCTGTAGCACTTACTGTACCACCAAAATCAATTACAGCAATAGCTTTATTAGATGCAGATGAGTTATAGATAATACAACCATCTGCTGATGTTGTTACATTTGAAAACACTTCATCTGCAAAGTCTACCAAAGCAGTAGTGCCTGAAGTAGTAATAGCTGCACTATCTAAATTTTGACCCCCTGCAGAATAGTTAGTACCAGATGCTTCATCAGAGTTACCTGTAACATCTGAATAATTAGTTGTTGCTGCATTATACGTACCAGAAGGTGAAGCTTTAATTAATGCAAGTTTAATTGTATGTGTATCCAAATCATGGATACCGCCAAGCAGTTCGCCTTTAAAACTTGTACACATTGCTGTTGTGATAGCCATGTTTAGAATCCTCTAGTTAAGTTTAAGGGGCCAGCGCTGGGCCAGCCCCTAAAGTAGTTATGCAAGTAGATCACGATCCACTTCATTAGCAGAGCTAGACTGTGAAACATCATCCATGATTAAGCATACAGCATAAACACGAATAATACCACCAGTAATAGTTCCACCTGACGCATGAATTTCTACGTCAACAGTATCTGCTGATGCAGTAAATACAGGTAGGTTTGAACATACACCTGAAGATGTAATAGCAGGAGTGTGATCTCCTACGGATGCACCATCAAGGTCAAATGATGCAGCAAAAATATCTACATCTGTTCCTGTAATACCAACATGAATAGCAGAGTCAGTAGTAGTACCTGTCATTGCAGTAACAACTTTAAAACCTGCATGTAGGATTAAAGTGTTTGCAGGGACAGCAATAGCTTCAATGATATCATTAGCTGCTAGTGCAGTACCACCGTTTTGTAAGATAGCATCTGCAAGATCAATATCGTTCTGCAGAGTTACCATGCTTGCACGTAACTGCTTATTGCCAGTACCGCCATTGTTGGAAGTAGAGGCTGAGTTTGTGCTCATTGAGATAGTAGCCATAATTCAATCCTCCCTTACGCTGCGTTGTACTTGGCAGTAACGATTGCTTCTGGACGAAGTATCTTCCTACCATATAGATGCATACCACGAACAATGTCAGCAAAGCTGTCTGGATCACGATACGTTTCCGTTTTGTTGATCTGTTCAGCAGTTGCTACTGCGCTGTCGTGTCCAGCAACAATCACACCAAAATTTGCGTTCTGGTTAGCTGTTCCTGTAGTTCCTGGTCCTGTGCCTACTGCTGGCAAGTTTGATGACACGTAGAAACGGAAACCGTGAAAGTTATTCAGAGTTAGTCCGTTACGGATACCACCTGACTCACCGTAATCCCCATTCATAAAGCGTGAATCTTCGTCACGAAGAAGCTCCATAAATACAGGGTCAACTACCAGCCATCTCCCTTGTGTATCAACCTGTTGTTGATCAAGAAGACGTGCCATACGTGCAACAACTTGCAAAGGCGAAGCTACATCATTTGGTATTGACGTAGCACCTGGCAAACGTACTGCTAGTGGAATAGAGTGATCCCCTGCAGAACCTGTTGTGATATTGCCAAACGAGTCTTTACGCAGTTTCATGCTTGTAAGCAATTCGTCTGAACCTGCAGTTGTTACAGCTTTTTCACCACTTGCTGTGGTATTGGCTGTATCAGCTTTTGAGTGCAGTGAAGACTGCTTGAAACCTGTCATGTAACCAAGAACTTCTTGGTCATACTGATCAGCTAGACGATAGGCTGCACGATCAGTGGCAAGTTGCATGAAGTTAACGTGGCTGTGTGCTTCTTCGATGTCATCCATCTTAAAAGCAAAGTAGTTGGATTTATCAACAACCAGTGTGAAGTCTTCGTCATCAAGGTCTTGCGCTGTTACAGTGGTCCCACGAGTGTAGGATTGCACTGAAATTTCAGGTTCCTTGATAATTCTGACTGTATCACCTTGGGCAGAAATCTCCCCAAAATAATCTGAGTTAGTGATGTCTCCAACAGTGGCACTCTTGCGAAATGCAAGTTGTACCTGTTTGGAATAGATTATAGGGCTAAAATTACCGTTAGGTAAGTTCCCATAACCTGATGCGGATGAAAAAGCCATAATAAATCCTCCTTAGATGTTTGCTGGCTTATGTGAAGTAAGCCCAAACTTACTTTAAGGGGCTGACGTTTCTAGGGTGCAAGTGTACTGATCAGGTTAACTTGGGCCTATACTTAATCAGGTGTGTCTTAACTTAGTTGTTTGGCTTAGTTTAGTAAGAACACAAAGGTAGCTAATATTATTAGGGCTTTATGCTCTTGTCTTAACATACACAGTTATACATATAAATTGTGTAATGTCAATACTTTTTTAACGTGCAGCACCAGAAAGATCGTAAATAAATTTACCACTACGTATTGACTCCATGATTGCATCAGAGTTAGCCTCGTATTCTTGGGCTGTCATCTTTTGCACATCTGACTCACGGAAGCTTCCTGATGTGTCGTTAGTTTCTACTTTGGTTGTGCGTTTAGTCTTAACTTGAGAAGCTGCCTCTTTAGTAGACTTACGCTTACCTTTTACGTCCATGCCGTTGTCAATCTTGTAAAGATCAATAACACGCACAACAGACTTAGGATCATCTTGGTTTTCGTACAAGGCATCTTGTACCCACTTAGGTTGTTCCTCTGCCCACTCGTGAAAGTTATCACTAGCGCGTAGATCATCAAAGTCTTTGTGTATAGAACGTATTTCATCTTCAGCTTTAGAACGATATGTTTCTGCAGCTATCTTATCTAACTCCTGTAGCCTAGCGTCAGCGTTCTTAAACTTTTCGTTTGCCTTTTTGTCAGCAATAGTTTCTACGATCTGTGCTATCTCAGGATACTTTTTAGCCCAAGCATCTATGCTTTCGTCACTAGCAGGTGGACGTACAGAACCATTTTTTGCAGCGTTATCTAGTTTAGCTTTTAGTTCTTTTAGCTCCTCGTTCTGTTTATTTAGATGGCTGCGTAAATCACTATACCGTTTTTTAAACGTTCTTTCTTCTGCAGATAGTGTCTCTTCTTTATCTTCTGTATTGGCCTCTGCCTCTTTGGTATCGGCCTCTTCGTCACTGGATGATCCCCCTTCCATAAGGGCTTTGAGTTCTGCTTCATCCTGTTCTATACGTTTTTTATTTGCATTTCTTGTACTCTTTGATTGTACGAATCCTGCATTTTTTGGTGTCTCCACTTCTGCTAGTTCAGGCATATTGTATTCCTTTCTTATATGGGGCCAGCGTTATTGCTGGGTAGCCTTATCGTTGTTTAGTTTAGTATATTTTAGTATTGTTGTTAGATCACGTTTAAGTTACAGCTTTTTTAATTTCTTCAAATTCTCTTTCTTCGTCTACATCTCTAGGTTTTAATGTTCCTGAAATTATATCACGAATCCTTTGTTGTTCTCTTAGTCTATCTATTCTATCGCCAGATGCGCTACTACCATAAGATTCAGATATTTCGTAGGGAGACATATCTTTATATCTATCAACAGAAACACCAGCAGCCCTTGCTAAGTTTTCTATCTCTACATCTGCTCTAGATCTTTCTTCATCTTTTCGTAAACCACCAAGCATTTCAGTAAGTTTAGTACCTTTGATTTTTTCTTCTTTACCTGCATACTTAGCTATAGCTTCTGGTGTAGCTGATCTTGATGTTGATGTAATTCTAATATTTGGTAATATTTGGCCTGTATCTTTATCAATACGTGTAGCACTTGGTGGTCTTGATCTAGGTCTAAACCCTCCTGCTGCGTAATACTCATCTACATCACCTATTCTTACAATCTCACCTGTTTCTGTATCTCTTACCGCTTCTTGTACAGGAACATTTTTTAAATCAAATATTTTTAAATTTCTTTTATCTCTTGCTTCTTGAGTAGGAAAACCCCCTTCATCCAACTCACTATCTTTAAATGGATTAGCTACTACAGGATCATAACCTGAAACACCTAAAGCAGAACCTAGTATATAATTAGTATCTGCAACCGTAGCATAGTAAGGATCATCGAATTTAATTTCTGAAGCTCTTGTATCTGCATCCATTATATTTGCAGTCTTTTCAAAAATTGTTTGTGCTCTGTCCCTTTTTTGTTTTTCTGCAAGTTTTACTAAACCCAAAGCTCCTGCTGGGCCAGCAATAATCGAACCTACTAAACTTAATATACCTTTTTCTACAAAACTTAATTTTAAAGGATTTCGTTTATTGTCTAAAGAACTGTTTAATTCATCATAGTGATCTTGATAATCTAAAGGCTCCCATTTATCAACATTTTTAGTTTTAAAACTATTTTCTATTTCTATTTCTTCTTCTCTACGATCTTTTCTAGCAGACTCTACTATTTTTTGTTCTTCTACTACATCTGCTTCTTTTTCACGAAAACCTGAAGGTATTCTACTTAAAGGTCTACCATTAAAAAAGAATATAGTTACTCTTTGTCCTGTGCTGTCATTTATAAAAACCCTAGGTTCAAAACCTGTAAATAGTGATCCTGTACCACCGTAACCTCCAAAACCACCGCCTACAGGTTTAGGTACTTCGCGTTCAGGAACAACACCACCCTCTTGCATATTTATAGGTTTGTCTTGTCCTTTTTTCTCATCTTCTACTTCAAGCTCATCATCTCTAAAGTAAGACTCTTCACCTTTTTTAATACGCTCCCAACCTTCTGCTGCAGACTTTTGTAGCTCTTCAAAAAACTCCGTACCAAAGTAACGTCTAGTTGCGGCATTAATCATAAACTCATTAGGACTAGCATTAATGGGTATGTCATCACGTACTTCCTCTGGTGTAGCACCAAGAGGAGCAGTGTTGCCACTAACAGGATCTTTTGTTTCACTTAGTATCAAGTCCATTTCCATCTGCATAGGATTAGTATCAGGAACAGAACCACCCTCTGCAAAGTCAAGTGTAAAGCCAGTGTTAGCTACTACAGGAGAATCTTTTTTTAAAAAATCTTTGTCAGCATCCAAATAAGCTTTACCTTTACCAATTTTAAAAGTAAAACCTTTTTTACCTGAAGGTGTATTTTCATAAGTTAGTCTTGAACCAAATGGAACAGCATCTACTTTATCTATAAAACTTATATCTAACCCTTCATATAAACCCTCATCAGTAGAATAAAGATCTATTACTTTTCTATCTACAAGATCTATATTAGCTATTGTGTTACCTTTAGAATCTTTGAGAGGAACAGTGCGGTTTTCATCGCTGACTGATATAGTGTTTGATTCACCTTTGTCATCATCATAATAAGTTACAGTAGAGGGTTGTTTATTATCATCTTTTTCAGGTCTAGCTCTTGGCCTAATGTTAGGAGAATCATCTCTACCAGCAGCAGCCTGTGATTCTGCGTAAGCTTTTGCTGAATCATAAGCGTCACGAGCCTCTTGCCCACCTAAACCATAATCTCTTTCAGGCATTTACTTCATCCCTCAAATAAGTTAATCTGCGTAGTGCAGCCAGTTCACCTTGAGCACGATATATACCTTCCATAGAAGTTTCGTGTTCTAACTTTTTCTGTGATACAGCTATCTTTGCATTTATGTTTTCTAAGAAAGCATCCCATAAAGGTTTATCGTTTACTAGTTTTTTTATTGTCATGTTCCAGTAAACCCTTGCTCACCTGGAGTTGGTACTGTTCCTGTGCCTATGTTGCCACCCCCAGCACCTGTAGTATCTTGTACGCCTACTCCTGCTTGCTCTGGTGCTGCACCTGGTGATGGTGGTGCAGGTGGTCCTTGTGGTGCTCCATCTGGTGGAGCAGGTGGCGGTTGTTGAAACTTCTTGAGTATCTCTGCTTGTATAGCTGCATCACCTAGAGAGTTTGTTACCTTATCAGGATCAAGGTCCATGCTCTTAGCTATCTCACGTATGATGTAGTCACTTTTTACAAAAGGCATGAGCGCTGGGTTAGATGCTACACCCATGAACTGCATCAAGCGTTGTGAGCGTACCTCGTTAGCCATTAGACTTTCTGTACCTGATGCCTTAACTTCTAGATCACCTTTAATATCACTATCAAAATCAAACTGCATGTTAAATGCAAAGAAAGCCCTACCTATAGGACCGATTAAGTAATCATCTACATTCTTAACAACATTGCGGATAGAACCATTAGCAGCAGACATAAGCATAGAGATACCAGAAGCAGTACGGCCCACACCAGTGACGCCAGTTTGACCATGCGCGAAACTTGGGAACCCTGTACTTTCATCGGCTAACACCCTTGCTTTATCAAACAATTGCATGTTTTCACCTGCTACGTTAGGAAACTTAGTGCCAAAGATACCTTGTCCTGGTGCTCCCCCTTGCCTACGAAATATCTTACCAGGATACACAGATAAGTCTTGACCTGGAACTAAATTAGTCTCGTCAACTTCGATAATAAGATTACCACTTAGCGCTGCATTATCTATTGCCATACGCATAAAACCATTCATAAGGGTCTGTGTATCATCCATATTTTCAGCTATACCTACCCCAAAAAATGAGTAAGGGTTTAATTCGTATGGTACAGCATAGTAAGGAATACGTGCTGGCTTAAATGGATTCAACACTAAACGTAAAACAGTACCGTTACATATCCAAGCGTTAACGCTAACTTGCTCTGAGTTCTTTAACTCTTTGGTAATTGTAACACCATTTTCTGCAAGTATATCTGTATCTACGTAACCCCAAAACTCTAGTACTTCATATCTATATGGAGCAGAACTATACTGAGATTCATCCTCCATGTCCTGTTCCCAATACTTTTTTTCGTATGACTCACCTAAGTTAATAGCTTCGTTAATAGACTCCTCTCTAAAAAAAGGTCTTGACTTTAAACCACGCATTTGTGAACGTGTCATGCGGTGACGTTCTACTACAAACTCAGCCTCATCCATATTGTACGCATCAGGGTCAGGATAAAAGTTCCATATAGAAACGTGACTAGTAGATGGCACAGTCTTAATGGTAGGATTGTAATCGCCTGACTCCATATCCCAATTAGGATACTCTTTGTCGATAGCAAATGGTCCCTTCATTATGCCAGTACCAAAAAGCGCCATCTCAAAAGCTGTGTGGCGTAGCTGTTTGTTAGCACCACTTTCCTCTAGCTGATCATGTATTTTCTTTTCCATCTTCTTAGCTGCAACCATAGCAGGATGAAAAGTAACTGTGCTTTGATTTGTACCTGGACCTTCAATAACTTTATCACCCATCTGCTCTAGTTTATTTTCTAGAGGACCAAGACGCTTCATGCGGTCATACATAGTCTCGCCAGGTTTTAACTTTTCATCAGGGTCAAATAAATAAGAAACCTTTGGTTCTTTTCCAAAGGCTGATGATAGTTCTTCTTGAGCTTGTTCTGCATTAGGGTCTATATTAATGTGTACAGACTCAGCTACACCCTCTGGCAAAGTAGTAGGATTTACTGTAAGTGGAAAGCGTGAGCTACCAAATAACACATCTACAATCTGTCCATACGCAGCTAGAGTTTTTGTTTTAGTGACTTTAACAAATACTCTGGACTTTTCAGTCTCAGTAAACTGCACATCAGGACCATATAAACCACGATAGTTACGATATGCGCGAAGCCATCTATTTTCATCTGTGTATCTTGCGTCTTCTGCACGTTTAAACTTTTCTGTTACAAAGGCAACCACGCTACCTGCGTCTAGCTCATCTCCATCTTGAACAACAGACACTTCATCTGTTTCAAAAAGTTCAGCTTGTTCGTTTTCATTTACTGCCATTATTAGTATCCAAATGTTGCGTCAGAAGCCTGAAACCCTGAACGTTGTGATATAGGATTAAAATCCCAAAGGGAACTACGTGGTCTTGTCATTATACCATATCTCAGTGCATCATACAAGTGATCTTCTGCATTTGTGTCTACATCTTCGTGGTTTTTTTTGTCTAAAGGTAAACCAGGAAGCTGTGCTATTATGTTGGTGCAGGAAGAAAAGAATACTAACCTTGGCTCATCAGTAAACTCATCTACCTGCAAACGGCGGTGAAGCTCATTTTTACCTGCAACCCTAGAACCTCTAGAACGATCAGAAGGACGCCAACGACACCCCTTTGCGTTCATCTGTTCAGCCAAGGACGGTCCTGTGTCTCCACGTTTATGCCACAGGGAACTGTCTAACACGCCGTACCTGATACTACCATCTTCACTTTCTGCTTCTAGTATCATATCCGCTAAATCTGTAGCTGTTACTTTAGAACAATATAACTCTCTATAAACTACAAGTTGTTCGCTTGGCGTGACAGTAAACCATACTACTCCTGTGAAACTACCATAACCGTAGTCACAAGCTCTAAATCTAGCCCAGCTACGAGGTATGTCATACGGTTCTACTACGTGTATCTTTCTGTTAAACTCAGGAAAAGCTGCACCTTCATTTACATCCCAATTACCTTCTAGTAGCTGCTTACGTTGATGTTCAGGTAACGAAAGAAGCATAGCTTCGTAGTCGCCACTTTCAGCTAAGTAAGGATTATCGAAGAGACTAGCAGGTATGAACCTACGCTTAAACAGGGGTTGACCAGATTTACTATGCCCTTTGGGAAACTTCAGAACCTCACTAGTCTCTATGTCCGTTGCCCAGAATGCTGTGTTAGGTTGTGCTGGGTCAATGAACATCTTTTTAACCCAAGAGTGTCCCAATCCACCTGGGTTTGTTGTAGCTCTCATGTATAGCCCTAAGTCTTTGTTTGCACTACGTAATCTTGAGCGCATATAATTCCAACTGTAAGGGCTACCCCACTGAGTTAGCTCGTCAAAAGCTACGTAGTTAAACGCCTGTCCTTGATATCTCATAACGTCTGTGTCTCTGTCTAGGTACGACATCCATAATGTGCCGCCTCTAGGTGTAGTCCACTGTGACTTACGCTCTGACCACTTGATACCAGGAATAGCTTTAGGGTATAACTCCTGACTTTTTTGTATTAACTCTCTTAGTTCCTCAGTAGTGTGACGTACAAGAAGACCACTAAAATCTGAATTGTTCATATTACGTAAAGGGTCTGCTAACGTAGCGTAACTCTTGCCACCTCCTGCTGCCCCTCCATACAAAACTTCCCTCTCACTTGCAGCTAAAAACTCTGTTTGAGGACCAACGTTAGGCTTGAACACTACATTCTGTGCTTCTTGTACGTCATACTCTGCAGGTTTAACCTGCGCTGGGGGTACTTTCGTTGGCGTCTTCTTCGTAGGTGTAGTAGCCAAATCTTTCTTTTTCGAGGATTTCGATCTGACGTAACGCTTTTTCAAGCCGTTTGGCGTACTCGCGTTTAATCGTAGTAAGTCTTTTTCTTTTCCTTTCAACATCTAAACGCTTCTTCAACCCATCGTGTGTTATGCTTCTGCCTGACTGCGTAGTTAACCATGCTGACACTTGCCTCAAGCTGTATTGTTTTACGTGTTTTTTAGCTAGTTCAAGTAACTCTAGCTCTTCAGGTATAGGGTTTAACCAATCATTATCCTCTGGATCTACCTCATAACCAAACGGTATATACTGACTTAATCTTGGTATGCGTTGCCAAAGCTTTACTTTAAATGGTACTCTAGGTAGCATCCAGTATTCGTGTTGTAAAGGACGCTCTCTTTTAAGTTTAAGCTTCATCTTCGTTTTTTGGTGGCAATATAAATAATCCACCTGGTGCATCTACAGATACTCTCTCTGTTTTTACCACCCCAGCGCGATCTAGTATTTGACCTGCAGCCATCATCTTTTCTTTGATGCCTAGCTGGGTAGGATCGTCCAAAGCAGAGGCATATGCAACTGCAGCTTTAGGGCCAACTCTTGACATGTACGTTTTAGTTGCTTCAAATATCTCATCTTTTAGAGACTCCACTATTGAACTAGTAGATGAGTTATCGTTGTACCCTGCCAGCTTTTTAGCTTGCACAACGTCACCACCTGCTTCCTCAAAGAGCACTTCTAAGAACCTAGCTTGGTTTTCTGTAAGCTTACGTGTCATGTTACCTTCCTGTAGGCTCTGGTTTTTTTTGCGATCTTTTTAGGTTGAGCCACATGCTGCTTACCTGCCTTAGTGCCTTTTCGTTTAGCTCTGGTTGTAGCGGCATACTCAGCATCGCTAAGAGACTTAATAGCCGCACTAGGTAAATAACGCTCACCAGTCTTAGCGCTAGGCTTCCCACTCTTTGTGCGCCACTTTTGTTTTGTCCATGACTTGAGACTTTTTTGAGATTTCTTTAGGGCCATTTAACAACATTCACACTCTGGATGACATTTACGATTTAATAAAGCACACCATAATCTTTTTAGGTATCTCATCATGATTTGTATCCTCCCCCTGCTTTTTTATAGGCAGAGGCCAGCATTTGAGCTTTTCTCGCTGACCACTGACCTGGTTTTCCTCCCTTGCTACCAGCTTTTATTCTGGCAAACTGTCGTTTACGCATGGCTGGCTTAGTATAATTTCCAGCTTTATTTACTGTAGATTTAGCTTTAGCCATGCGTAACTCCTCCTACTTACCATAAAACATACCTGATTTACGGTAGTCTTTACTTCCATTATTAATTAAACCACCACGATTTTTAAAACCCATCTTATTACGTACTTCAGTGGGTAGTTTTTTTAGACCTACATTTCCTGCAGGGGGTTCTTTTAGTTTACCACCTTCAGCCATGTTAGGCGTACCTTGAGGTAAGGGTCTTTGCATTTGTTGTGAGTCCATCATGCCTTGTTGACGTTGCATATCAGAAGCCGTAGGATTGTACATAGGCTGTATAGGATTAATAATGCCGCCTACTTGTTTATTCTTGCCCATGTTTTTCTCCACTCCTTTTATAATCCCTTTGTTACGAGAGGCATAAAATACAGACTCTCCTTTTTTAGGACCATACTGCTCTTTCATAGAGCGCATTATCTTTTTACCTTTTTTAGTTAAAGGCATAGCGTTACATCTTAGTTAGTTTGTAGCCTTTGGCTTTAGCTGCAGAACGCATTTGAGCTAGAGTCATGCCTGTTGCTCCACCCTTGGCGTAACCTTTTTTCATTTTACCGCCACGGGCCATACCTTTTTTCTTCATAGGCATTTTACCACCTTTAGCCATTCCCTTCTTTTTCATAGCTCCACCACGAGCCATACCTTTCTTTTTGTTGTTTTTCTTCATTGCCATAGCAATTACTCCTTATCGCTGTACAGATTGTTAAACACTCGTTGCGTATCCCAAACGTATTCTACGTCTTGCTTAGAGTGAAATATGTTTTGGTTTGGCCTGAAGTCAGGAGCACCTTGTCCTGTTTCAAACCAAGCTGGGTGAGTTACTCTCACTCTGTTATTGGGCAACGCAACTATGTTACCAGTATATTCTCCTGCATCTAACAACTCCAGCACATGTGATTGTTTATGCTGGGCAGGATCATCTGCTACTTCGTTATCTGTATAATCAACTGTAAAATAATACTTAGCTGGATAAAACTCATTATCAATCTTTGCAATCCAAGGCGCTGGGCTTGCTCTGTTAAGCACGTAAACAGAGTGATAATGTGACATACAATCCCAAGGTTGTGCCATATACGGAGGTAGTTCAGTGGGCCATTCTTCTAGTGGAGTATCAGCTACTAAAGCAGTAAGGGGCATCCTAGCCCACATAGCTCCTCCGTGAACGTTTAGGTCTTCGTCCGATTCGTCTGACTCGCACCCTGTAAATATAACTTGGAAGCTTAGAGTCCTGTTTGGCATCGTTGTCACTGCTATCACCATGCAGTGCAGAAACTCTCCGTGATATTCTTCTAAGTTCTTTGTATACTCTCTTCTTACCCATGCTTTAAAATAAGGTATGTTACTTTGAAGATACGGCATCTTTTTCCTTTCGCAATCTTGTTTTAGCTTTTTTAGCTATCTGAACAACTTCTGTTTTGCCCATTACTTTAGCACGTTGTTCCATAACTGTCAAGATCTGAATTTTTCTTGCGAAAGGTTTTCCTGATTTTCTTACTCTTGCAACAGTTTCCCTTGCATCCTTTGTTGTTGCAAACTTTATAGGTACAGTATCTTTAGGGTTTTCGTCAGTGTACAACCTACGTCCTGACCCTTTAGGTTTTTTACCTGTTCCTACTTTTGGGTCTTTTCGTTTTTGAGCCATTACCTACTATACCTTTTAGTGTTCTAGCTTGACCTTGATGTGTTTTTACAGCTTTGTTTAAACCCTTTATAACACCTTTAACTTTTTGTTTATTCTGTTTTGTTAATGCCATATTCTTTCCTATGCTACAATAAAGTCTACGTTTTCACCTACACGGTGCGGATATACTTTATTCATGTTATGAGGATGATAAGTATATGCATCTGTGTACTTATACTTATGTACTTTTTTGTCTATAGCTTTTGCTGTTTCTTCTACACGTTGTGTGGAGGGTAAATCAGGTGCAACTTTATTAAACGGCATCTGCGGTAAAGGCATATAGTCTAATAAACTTAAGCTTACATTCATCCTGGTAACATCCAAATTATATAACCAGTAAGGAATACCCACAGCGCTATCCAAATGCGATACTCAAATACCCACTTAGCAAAACTCACAGTAAGTTTCCTCCACTCCTGCTTCTTTACCCAGCGCCCTATGTCCATTATTAAGTTAGCTAACGTCCATGCACCACTGATGATATTCCACATGTTAAACTACCAAGCCTTACAAGACCAGTAACGTGCAGTAAATTTATCTTTAGCTGTATCACAATTGTGCCTAGCACGAAAGCTCTTACGTCTTTCAGGGTTATCTTTCTTGATAGACATGTTAGGGTCCCCAAAACGTACAACTTTTATTTGATCACCCTTCTTAGCTAGTACGGCTGACTTCTTTGACTCGCCTGACAAACGTTTAGGCTTGTTATACCCAGGAAAAGTTTCCCCACGATACTTTAACTTACCACTAGGTAGTCGTTCTACGTCTTTAGTTGTAGCCATTACTCACCGTATCCTCGTGTTCGATTAGGGTCTAGGACTTCATGTGACTCCAAGTACCCTTCCATGTACATAGCTCTCTCTACATGATCTAAATCATACTTAATTCCTGTACGATTGTAAATAGCTTCACGCACATAGAATACATCTGACTTAGGAATGTGTACTTTATGTAAGAAACGTGTGTCCTCTGATGCTAAAGCTTCATAAAAGTCTTCAATAACAGACTCACTTGCATATAGTTGTACCTTTTTTTTGTACATTGTCAAGTCTTTATTTAAGGAAAAAGATAAAAAGTACTACAAACGTCTAGATGTACATGAGGGAGAGGAGACACAGATGGAGTTGTATCATCTGAACGTCTGTAGTACTTATAGTTTAACTACAAGTTATTATTATTATAGTAGTTATGTAATTATATTATCATATATTTAATTATATGTCAATAGTTTATTTATATTTAATTATATTATTGTTAGTTTAACTATAAGTTGTACTATCCTATGTCCAATTCTTTATGTTTTTACTATAAAGTTTAACTTAGCTGCTACTGCTACGCAGTTATACATAAAAATATACCCTAGTCAAGTAGTAACGTTACGTAACTTTACTCATATTTCTTTAATAGCTTGTATTATTAGACAAACAACCATGTCCGTATACAAAATATAGTACTCTAAAAGTAAAAATCCCGTGTGTTGCAGAGTATGTATACATATACGGCATACCCCCCGATGGCCCTCGCCCGACCCCACTATCGTTCTTAGTCTGATTGCGGCATTTCATAGGTCAAAAGCGACATAGTAAAACTAAAAAGAGCAATTCAAAACCGATTCATACTCATAAGTTATTGTTTTTATTACACTTTATTACAGATAGGGTATCAGTAAACTTAGGAATTGGACTTATTTACGTTCAAATCTGGACTGATTCGCTGAAAACAAATAGTGGATGCACAACTTAGAACGAATCAGGAACAAACGCAGCTTTTAGAACAACACGAGAACATTACCAGTATATCCCCCATGTCATGCTGCACAGATACACCCCAAGCTTTTTTTGCCATTATAATGTATAAAACTTTTTTTGTTTATCGTGCATTTTTTTCTTGCAATATGTTTTTGTTTCGTGTCATGGTTATCACATGGAAAGCAGAACACAGCGAAACATTCGAAAGACTAAGTTTCCAACATGACGCACCACGCAAGGCCTAGCAATCAAGTGGGCCACGAATAAAAGACTAAACTAATACTTGACTACCAAACTACAAACTGACAGACTAAATGTAACAAAACAGAAAGGACAACCAAAGCGACACACAAAAGATTAGACATAAACGTAGCAATAGCGCATAGCCTAGCGCAAGAATAAAGCGTGAATGGAGCCTGGATTTCCAGTGCCTCTTGGCCCGACGATAAGTCACGATAGCAATAAATGTGTACGGCACTAAGCTATCTGAAAGAGTTGGCATACTCATACCCATTGAAAAGATGATAACCTACTGATTGTCTTTGGATGTTTTTTGTTATGACACAAGCTGACTAATTTAGGCCAACCTAAACTTATGCTTGACGTATGGGTTGGCTTGTGTCTTACTGAACACATCAACACAATGAGGTGACACAATGACATTATATACCCTACCCCATAAATTTACCGTACATCGTTCTAAAATAGATGGGACTAGCTTTGTTCTAATGTGTAACGGTAATTTTGTTTCTTGTGCAGAAACGCTAGATGATATTTTTATCACCTATGGTAATCAATTGAAATATGCAAAAGGGTAAGACACCATGACACAATACACACGCAACATTCTTAAAGTGTACAAGCAATGCACTAGTGATGAGATACAACACGGCATGACTTGGTACGCTGACGCTAAGTCTGACGCTCAAAGCATGGCTGACAAGTACGAGCTACCATTGCACATTGTAGTTGGCGTAATTGCCGCACTCAGTCCGACTAATCGCTGGGAGCGTAATTTGATTGACGCTGACAATATGCTTGATGTCTTTGTATCAGGCGGCTATGTTGAAAGCTGTACACCATGTACGTACAAGACGATGCGAGACAAAGCGTGGTCTATCCTACAGACTACACCACATGACGCTGACGCTGTAGCTTTCATACTCAAAGGGCCAAAGATTACAGACTTCTTTTACTGTATTATGGGTGAGAATGTATGCGTCATTGACGGACACGCTTGGTGCATCGCTAACAATGACAGACGCACTATGCAGGAAGTACCAAGCATAGGTAAGAAGCTACGTGCTGAACTACAAGAGTGCTACAGACGTGCAGCGAAGAAACATGGCATCACAGCATATCAGATGCAAGCTGCGACTTGGGTAGCGTGGAAACGTATTCACAATGTTTAGGCTTGACAAATAAACTAAACTATGATCTAACTATATCGAACACATAAAGGAGACACATCATGTTCGTACTATTCGCAACCAAGCCACTTAACGATGGCACTAACGGATTCCGTTTCAACTTTGCAGGTGTCAAAGGTCTGACACGTAAGCGCAAGCACGCGAGCCGTGGCTTCAAGATTACACGTAATGATTGCATGACTGCACTGCACTTAGGCAAGCGTACCATCTACGTAGAACAAAAGTTTAACCGTAACACTAAGCGTAAGCTTTGCCACTTTGCAGGTTGATTATGCTGACACACATGACTAGGGATATCTTGGCAGAGGCATGGCACGATTGTGTCTCTGCAAGAGATAAACTAAAAGCACTAGATGAGTTTTACTTTTCTTGTGTACACGAAGACACAGTGAAAAAGCTAGACGATAGCTTGCACACAATAGCTGAACTACTCAATTGAACAGGAGACTGCTTAATGTTTAAGATGTATTACGAATGTCCATGTGGTGAAGAGTGGGAAATGGAATGGGAGTGCTGTTGTAATGATCGTTGCCCATCATGCAACAGAGAAAATGAAGCAGTAGATATTGAGGATATATAGTAAAGGAGATATGAGACAATGACAACTTTTACAAAACCAGTACTACGTGAATTAAGTAATCAACTGCAAACTTTGCTTGACAACAGTAAATACATAGGCACAGCGAAAGGCTTGAACGACTACGCCTTTGAGCTAGGCAACTGTAAATATGACGAAGGCGAAGCTACCTTTCAACTCAAGGTGCTTATCAAAGGTAGTAAGTCTAGACAAGAGAGAGATCTTGAAGACTTAGCAAAACTCAGTGACCTTGACACAACCAAGATTGCCACATTGCAAGGCATGAAAGTGTCACTTGTAGGGTACAACACTAGAGCACGTAAACGCCCTTGGCTAATTCAAGACTTGACAACGGCTAAACAATATGTCTTAGATGATTACCAAGCCAGGCGTTTGTTTGGTGTAGTAGAAACAGAGGTATCTTGATATGGGGAGTACGCTGGTGCGTTAATCTTATCTGTGGCAATATAGATAAGAGCCTAATTGTCTAGGTGTGGGGGGTTCAATTCCCTCACTCCTCACCATGAAACAAAATATGAGTTTAACAGTTTAGAGGAGACTACACAATGAAACTTACAATCAACACAAACGCTTTCCCTGATGTACCAGAAGAACACCTCAAGGAAATGCTTGGCATATTACCCTATTGGGTACGTGAGTATAACCTTCTAGGTGAGGGCATGGACATTTTAAACTTTATGACTGAACGGTATGGCTTTGGTAGCTTGCACCAATTCAAGGGTGGCGTACAAGAGGACGGTACGTACAGCTATCCAGAAGATCCTGACCTGCCATACATAGGAAAGATGAACACACCCAACGGCTACGTGTACTTCTATCAGTACGCTATGCTTGCACTACCGTTGCCTAATGGTGAATACTTTGTAACAAGGATGGACTAATGTATTATGTAGAAACAAGAGTAGTGTTTAGAGTTGGTAATGAGTCAGATGCAAAAGACCTTTGGTGGTTAGAGGAAGCAATAGAAAAATATCTTAGAGTAAATGAAGAGATTGTTTGTATTGATGCACCAAAGGTGACAAGGATGGACTGATGTATATCTTACTTATACTTATGGCTTCTTGGATGGCTATGATAATAACGTCAACCTTACTAGTACAGCTAGGCGTAGACAAAAAAGCTATTGACACCATAGATATCTTTGTGATATACGTTCAGATATTCTTAATAACTTACACACTAAGGAGACTAAAACAATGGATGATGTAATACCTCTACAGCAATACAGCGTAGACTTGCAGCGTGAGATTGACGATGCAGAATGGCTTGGCGAGTTTGATCGTGCTGATGCAGACAAACGAGAGCTTGAAGATGTCAAGCGTATGATTGACAATGGCGAACTATGGTATGCAACATTCTAAGGAGAGAGAGACATGATTATTGAAGATCAAACAGTAGAAGTAAAAGTATGGGATCACAATGACGCAGTTATCTTTGTGTATGAAAGTATACACGAGAAGACAGATGAATTACACGAGGGTGTACCTGTTTGGAAGGGCTATAAAAAAGTTCTTACTGCCATACCTGTAAACTTTTGTTACGGTTCTTTATCTAAAGATGAACAGCTAGATAAGGTATGCAAAGTAGCTGATGCATTGAGTGAATTGTACTCTGATGATGATTCAAATGAAATAGGTGTCTCTTACTACATCAACCATGATCCGTATGTAAATTGCTAACATGGTAGCTGGATCACAGATAATCTTACCGTTCTTGATAGCTTACGTAGGTGGCTTCATCTACTTCTACTTGAAAGGTAGTGACGAGGAGTAACGTATGGCCTTGTACATTAAAAGAGTTCTTATCGCCCTCTCAGTATTGGTTAATGTAATACTTGGCGGTATGAACAACCAAACGTTTAGCGCTAGGAATTGGCAATGGAGAAGGGATCGTAAGCCTAACTTGGTTTGGTTGATTGATCTCACAGTAGGGAAAGGACACTGTTCAGAATGTTGGGTTTACTGGAAGACACGCAGGAAATGGTAAAGGCTAAGACAGTACAGCAGTTAGTGTACGCATACTTAAAGTCAGATGCGTTTCGCAAGCTAGGCCAAGCTTCACAAAAAGACTACTATGACTGCCTAAGTATAATAGAAGATGGATTAGGACATATCAGTCTCAAGTCAGGCTTGACTGTACCTACCATGCAGAAACACTACAACGCTTGGCTTGTACGTGGAGTTCATCGTGCAAACAAGATAGCTGCGATCATGTCTATACTTATTAATTGGGCTACGAAGAATAACTTACGTGTCTTCAACCCTATGCCGTACATAGACAAGACACCTAACCCACCTCGCAAAGTTACATGGGAGCCAAGCCAGGTTAAGCTGTTCTTGGATACAGCGTACAGCCAGTGGAAGTGGCGATCCATAGGCTTGATTGTACACATGGCTTACGAGTGGGGGCAACGTGTAGGTGATATGCGTATGCTGTTATGGAACGCTATAGACTTAGACAAAGGACGCTGTGACTTTGAGCAAAGCAAACGAGGTGAGGCAGTGCACTTGCCTATCAGTGATGGCTTGATGCACGTACTGAGACAACAACACGAAACGTTTAGCTTTCAAGTCTTGGTAGCTCCACAGATACAGCCTAGTGATGGAGCGTACAAGCCATACACGAAGGAAGGTCTTCACGTACACGTCAATGCAATACTGGAGGAAGCTGGACTGCCAAGCCACCTGACAGCTATGGATATGAGGCGTACAGCTATTACTGAAATGGTTGAAGCTGGTGTAGATATAACACAGATCAAACAAGTTAGTGGTCACACCAGTATAAATAGCTTGACTCCGTATATCAAACACACGTATACTGGTGCATCAGAAGCATTAGCCCAGCGCAGTGCGTACAAGGATAAAGAGTGATGAAATCTTGTAAAACATGCGGTAAAGATACTGATGAATTATATAAACATCATATAATCCCTATAGCTAATGGAGGTAAAGACAAAAAAGAAAACATTATAGATATATGTGTAGATTGTCATAGCATAGCACATGATGTAAGTTTTAAAAGTTCTAAAGGCCCAATTAAAAATGGAATTAAAAAAACAAAAGATGCACATGCTTACTTCTGTACTCTTGACGATAATTTTTGGTTAAGTTTTTTTGATGATTTGAATTTTGAAAATAACTATCTATATTGCTTTGTATGGGGAGGTTTTATGTGTGGTGAAATATCTGGATCAGATTTGATACGTATGTTAGAAGATAATTTTAAAAAAAGAAAGAACATAATAAACATAAGTGATAAAACCATAAGAGACATTAAAAGTATATATGAATATCGTAAAGAAGTAGATGCATTTAAAGATAAATTAAAGCAGGAAAAATCTAAAAAAAACTACCCATCAAATAGAGTATCTAAAGTGGACAATAAAAAAATTAAAGAGTTACTAGATCAGGGTTTAAACAAAGCAGAGGTAGCAAGAACTCTTAACGTAAGTAGGATGACGGTTTATAGAGCAATTAATATTAAGGATAACACAGATGGATAACTACATAGAAGAGACACTGGACTTAACTGAGGGTGAGTCGATACGCAAGGCTTGTCCTAAGTGTGGTAGCAAGAATACTTTCACTGCACGTAAGGTTGACGGTAGGATTATCTATAACTGTTATAAATTATCGTGCGATCTCAAAGGCATGGTGTCCACAGCTATGACTGCAGAAGAGATGGATTCTTACTTTAGGAAGCCCTTAGTAGAAACATACAACAATAACAAAGAGTTAACCACCTTTGTTTATCCAGAGAACGTAGTCGATGGCAGCGCTGCACAAGATGGACAACTACGTAGATTTATTATGCGTTGGCCTATACTTAACCATGAAAAGTTAATGTATGACGTTAAGGATAAACGTGCAGTCTTTCCTATCTATGAGGATAATAGATTAGTAGATGCAATAGGACGTGCGTTAGATGGAGCTATACCAAAGTGGTATAGATACAATGGTGTAGGAAGTTGCTACAAGAGGTGTATAGGTAAACCTAATGGCGTATATGTTATAGTCGAAGATGTTATCAGTGCTATCACTGTGGCTAAACGTATGCCAGGAACTACTGGCTTTGCTATACTTGGCACTAGCTTGACACAGGATCATCTAGCTGATATAAGTGACAATGCGTCATGCTGTCTGGTTGCACTTGATCCTGATGCACTAAGTAAGAGTATGCAGTTTAGTAAAAAGATACAACTTTGGACTGACTTACCTGCTTGGGTGTTGCACGTTGAGGATGATATCAAGTATGAACGTAAGAATGATATGGATACTTTAAGGAGTCTGATAGATGGAGCGATTGAATAAACAGAATCCTATAGCTAAAGATTTGCGGCAACCTAAGTACAAGCAACGAGTTATACCTGATAAGAAAAAACCTAAACCAGTACGGAAAGAAAAGCATAAAGGAAATAAGGATGAAGTATAAAAAGTCTTGGCAAGAAGGTAGAGAAGCTGAAAAAATATTTATCGAAAGAAGAGGTAATAACTTTATCAGAAGGGCTAGTAAAGAAGAAGACATCCATGAACATTGGGATGTTCTAGATAGTGAACTAGGAAGGATAGATATAAAAGCAGCAAAACGTAAGTATAGACATGGTAGTGTTGACGGTACAGTTTGGTGGGAACTTAGGACGGTAAAGCGTCCCCCTAAAGGCGAATCAAAAGAAGGCTGGGGAGTGCCTAACGGTATTGATAGGCTTATTGCTGTTAAGATAGAAGATAATTTTTATCTAGTCAAACCAGAGAAAATAATAGAAGATTTACGTGGGAGATGCAAAGAATATTATCGTGGTGAGTTTGGATTACATTCAAGGCCAGGAAGAGGAGATTTAATGACTATACTACCACATGAGTACGTTATAGAAAATGCAACTTGTATTGTAGGGGCATCATCGGAGGTTAAACCATGTATAAATTAATAGCAGCACTGTTTGTGCTTGCAGGTACAGCACACGCAGGTCAACTACAAAATAAACCTGTCTTATGTGGTAGTGGTGCAGAAGTTTTTGCTACTATTGAACTAGGAGAACAACAACTAATTTATAAAGCAACGCAAGTCACTACAGTAAGATCTCTTAACGGCGTTGCTCCCGATCCAGTTCTTTTACCTATGTCCATCTTTATGAATTTAGATAAAAAAACTTATACTGTTTTAGAGTATCATCCTAGCTACAATATGTACTGCATTATAAGTTTTGGCAATCAAGGAGAGTTTGCCAGTGAAGATTAAAGCAACATATATAAATCATATGGGCAATGATATTACAGTAGTAAACGCTGCTCGTGTGTCTTTTGGTAAAAGATCAGGAATGATTTGTGTAGATAATGTACTAGGCAAATGGGAGCTTGAAGAAAAAGATAGTAAATTAATATATTATCTTGCCAAGCACAAACATATGTCACCGTTTGGTCACTGCTTTGTTACCTTTCATGTAAAGGCTCCTATCTTTGTAGCACGTCAACTAGTCAAGCATAAATTCTTGCGATGGAATGAGATTAGTAGAAGGTATGTTGACAGTGAGCCTGAGTTTTATGTCCCTGAGTTTCGTGAAGCAGTTGCAGATAAAAAACAGGGATCAGGAGATACTTTAAACTCTGAAAATTTAAGAATACGTTTTGAAAGAGATATGGTAAGTTTTAAACATAAGTACGGGTATCTATTACACCAAAAGGTTTGTCCAGAGCAAGCACGTATGGTACTACCACAGTCTACCATGACTGAGTGGTACTGGTCAGGTAGCCTTGATGCCTTTGCTGATATGTGTAATTTGCGCTGTGCTTCTGATACACAACACGAAACACGCATAGTTGCTACGCAGATTAGTGCTAAGATGCTTAACCTGTTTCCTGTATCGTGGAATGCTTTGGTAAAAGTTAGTGAACATCAAGCAGAAAAGATGACTGACTTTACAGTATCTCCAAAAGATATATGGAAAGATGGTGATGGAGGGGAGTTGTTTGTATGAGACTAGAGAATGAAATTAAACTAGACTTTAAAGACGTTCTAATAAGACCAAAGCGAAGCACCCTTGGTAGTCGCAAGCAAGTTGAATTAACTAGAGATTTTAAGTTTAAAAATTCTCTTGGGGGGTATCAAGGTATACCCATAATGGCTGCTAACATGGATGGCGTTGGTACTTTTGAAATGGCAAGAGCTTTAAAAGAACTTGGTCTGTTTACTTGTTTAGTTAAGACATACACACCTGAAGAGATCATTGACTTTTTTAAAAGTGATCAACGATTATATCAAAGCGTAGCTGTAAGCATCGGTATCACTGATGCTGATCTGGTAAAGTGGCACGAGGTTTATTCTCAAGAGCACAGTGTAAAATATGTTTGTATTGATGTTGCTAACGGTTACAGTGAAAACTTTGTAGGTTTTGTAAAAGAGTTTAGAGATAGATACCCTGAGATAGTTATCATAGCAGGTAATGTAGTCACTGGTGAAATGACAGAAGAATTAATACTAAGTGGTGCTGACATAGTTAAAGTTGGTATTGGTCCTGGTTCAGTTTGTACAACAAGAATACAAACAGGTGTTGGCTACCCACAACTGTCAGCTATAATAGAGTGTGCTGATGCTGCTCATGGTCTTGGTGGTTTAGTTATTGCTGACGGTGGTTGTACCTGTGCTGGTGATGTTGCAAAGGCTTTTGGTGCAGGTGCAGACTATGTAATGCTTGGTGGTATGTTTGCTGGTCACGATGAAGGTGGCTCTGAAATAATAGATGGCAAGGTTCAGTTCTACGGCATGAGTTCTAAAGCTGCTAATGACAAACACTTTGGTGGGCTAAAAGAATACAGAGCATCTGAAGGTAGGGATGTTCAGATACCACACAAAGGAAAAATATCGGGTACGGTTCAAGAAATACTTGGTGGTCTTCGATCTTCTTGTACTTATGTAGGTGCAAAAAGTTTAAAGAATTTAAGTAAGTGTACAACTTTTATTAGATGTACCCAGACACACAACTCTGTTTTTGTAAAGTAAAAGGATGCTAGTCAGTGTTACCTAGAGAAGCTGCACAGATAGAAGCAGAAAAAACATATGCTGAGTTTATAAGATGGACAAAGATTGCATGTAAGTGGATTGCAATAACGCTATTTGTGGTTGTGGTTGGTTGTAATAACGGTGTTGAAACAGATAAGGATGCAACAGGAAGTAAATACAATGGTGAAGTATATGACCCAAGAATATAGAAAAGATATACGTCCCATGACAGAAGAGGAAAGACAAAGAGCAAAGGAAAAAGAAGCTTACAACACAGTTGGATTTAACTTATGTGTTAGCTGTGGCTGTCCTACACCTAACACTTGGTGTGAGTTTTGTTTGATGGAGGAATGATGGAGTTAGCATTAATAAGAACCCTTATGGACAAGGAGTTCTACGACAATAACAAAGGTATCAGGACGCCTGATAATCTATTTAGTAAAGATGTGCGTGGCATTAAGAGAACCTTAGACTACGCTATGGAAACATATGAGAGGAGTATAACACCTGCAGAACTAGAAGGATTATTCTTTACACACAACGTCTTAACTACAGCGAATAAAGATTCGTACAGAGAGTTGTTCAAGAAGATAAACACAGCAGAACCTATGGCATCTGACATTGCACAGGAAGTTATGGGTAACTTATTTCAGAAGTTAGTAGGAGAGGAGATAGCAAACTTAGGTATTAAGTATGTCAACGGTGTAGAGAATACACTGGAGCCTGTGCGTAAGATAATAGAAGACTATCAGGATGACTTCATGCCTAACCTCAAGATTGATTGGGGTGACATATCTATAGATAGTCTACTAGAAAAGGCTGACATCCAAGCTAAGTGGAAATTTAACATACCATCACTTAAAAGACGCATAGAAGGTGTGTCAGGTGGGCATTTAGTTTTGGTAGGCGCAAGGCCAAATACAGGCAAGACATCATTCCATGCTTCTATTATAGCGTCTGATGGTGGGTTTGCTAGGCAGGGTGCGAAGTGTATAGTTTTATGTAATGAAGAATCCTATGATCGTGTAGGTGCTAGGTATCTAAGTGCTGCATCCAACCTATCTATGGAGGAGGTCAAAGGTAACTACGCTCTAGCGGCAACAAGGTACAAACCAGTGCACGATAACATCAAGATTAAGGATAGTACAGGTAAAGATATGCGCTGGGTTGAAGCTGTAGTAAAAGCATACCAGCCTGACATCTTAGTGCTAGACATGGGTGATAAGTTTGCTAGTAAAGGTAACGCTGACTCACATGTGTACTTAAAGGACGCAGCTATACACGCACGTAACATAGCCAAGCAGTACGACTGTGCTATTATATGGATGTCACAACTGTCTGCTGATGCTGAAGGTAAAGTATACGTAGATCAATCTATGATGGAGGGTAGTAAGACAGGTAAGGCAGCAGAGAGTGACTTGATGATCTTGATATCTAAGAACCCACAAGTAGAGGGCCAAGATGAACAAGATCCACAAAGACACTTAAACATAGCTAAGAATAAACTACGTGGTGGATGGCATGGTGTTGTACACTGTGAGTTGGATGGTAGTAGATCAAGGTATACAGCATGAGAAGAGTTCTTGATGTAGAAAACTCTATCACTTTACGTGATGGTAAGATACACAACGATCCATTTGAACCTAGTAACACACTTACACAGGTGGGTGTGCTTTGCTTAGATACACAACAGCAGTCTCTGCTTTGCTTTGACCATCAAGAAAAAAATAACTCAGAAGACAACAAGTGTAAACTACAGAGGTGGCTTGACTCTACCACGCTACTAATAGGACACAACTTGCAGTATGACTTGTCATGGTTGTGGGCTAGTGGATTTACTTATGATGGCGACATATATGATACCATGCTGGCTGAGTATCTGCTTTTGCGTGGACAAAAAGAACCTTTGAGTTTAGAGCAATGCGCCCAGCGCAGACAGTTAGAGTATCAGAAGGATGATACACTAAAGTCTTATTACAAAAAAGGATATAACACAAATGAAATACCCTTGGATGAACTTAGCTATTATTTGTCTTGCGATCTTCTTAGTACTGGTGAGTTGTACAAATCCATTGAAAAAGACTATCAAGACCCTGCCTCAACTTCCCTATATAACGTCAGAGACATTACCTTCCGCACCTGCAAGTCCCTTGCCAGAATGTACATGCGAGGGTTCAGGGTGGATACTACCGCCCTCAAACATGTCCGTGATGAGTTCCAACGAGAGCGAAACGAAATCGAAGATAGATTGCAGGAGCAAGTGCGAACACTCATGGGAGGAACACCCATAAACTTAAACTCACCAGAACAACTATCTCAAGTTTTCTTTAGTAGAAGAATACACAACAAGAAAGAGTGGGCTGACTTGTTTGAGTTTGCAGGTACACTTAAAAACTTCCAAGATATAGTAGAGAAGAACAGTGATCTTATCTTGAAGACATACGCTGTGACATGCCCTACCTGTAAAGGTAAGGGAAAAACATATAAAGTAAGGAAGGATGGCACAAAGTATGCCAAACCTAATAAATGTAAGGACTGTGATGCAAGAGGCTATCAGCTACGTGAGTTACGAGAGGTTGCAGGTCTACAGTTTAGAGCGCCTAACAAGTCTTGGATTAGTGCTAACGGTTTTAGCACAGGTAAAGATAAACTAGATGTCCTTATAGCTAATGCAAAAACAAAAGGTATGAAAGATGCAGAACGATTTATTACGGATGTTAAAAGGCTTTCTGCTATTAGCAGTTATCTCAGTAGCTTTGTGGATGGTATTTCCACCTACACTAAAAAAGATGGACTCCTCCACGTTGGACTTACCCAGCATATCACCAGCACAGGTAGATTTTCTGGAAGAAACCCTAACATGCAGAACATGCCAAGAGGAGGAACCTTCCCTGTAAAGCGTGTGTTTATTTCGCGCTGGGCTGATGGTCACATATTGGAGGCTGACTTTGCCCAGCTTGAGTTTCGCACAGCAGCGTTTCTTGCACAGGATGACACAGCTATGCAAGAGATAGACACAGGGTTTGATGTACACAGCTACACAGCAAAGGTTATTTCTGATGCAGGGCAACCTACTACTAGACAGGAAGCCAAAGCTCACACATTTGCACCTCTCTTTGGAGCTACCTCGTATGGCAGAAGTAAAGCAGAGGGTGCGTACTACGAGCACTTTGTAGAGAAGTACAAAGGTATAGCTAGGTGGCACAAGGAATTAGGTAATGAGGCACTACGCTTTCAAAAGATAACTAACGTAAGTGGTAGGCAATATGCTTTCCCTGACGTTACACGTAGAGCGAATGGTAGTGTGTCACACTTTACTAGGATTAAGAACTACCCTGTGCAAGGTTTTGCTACAGGTGATGTAGTACCGCTTGTCTTGATAGAATTAGATGCTAGGTTAGAAAAACTACACTCAGGTATAGTTAACAGTGTGCATGATTCTGTAGTTGTAGACGTACACCCAAGCGAAAAAGAATACGTGGTTGAAATGATAGACACATTGAATGAAGATCTTAATAGTATAGTGGAGGAAGCGTATGGCATAAAAATAAACGTGCCTTTATTACTAGAAGCTAAAATAGGAAAGAATTGGCTTGACATTAAGGACGTTTAGTGGTATAACTAAGACTCTTTTAATATTGAAAGGAAAACAATATGAGTACAGAAGTTGCACTTAGTGTAGACAACATGAACCTAGCTGACGCTATGGGTTTCTCAGCGTCTGCAGCAAGTGGTGGTAGTGGTTCTAACTTACACAGGATTACTGCTACTGTAATACAGGAAGTACATCCAGACACAAACAAGATTGTATCATCCCCTGTATTTAAGATTAGAAAAGATGAAGATGAGTTCTATTCTCGTGAGATAGAGATACGTCTTTTTGCAGAACGCCAACGCTGGCAGAAGTGGGACAGTGAAAATAATACCTTCCAAAAAACTGTCATGTCTACTAACTTAAATACAGACTTGAAGGATACTTTAGGTACGTTTAATTTGGGTAGACCTACTGGTTACATCAAAGACTTTAATGGTTTACCTGAGACTACAAAAGATATTATTCGTTCTGTTAATCGTGTTAAAGTTTACATGGGTATGGTTATCTTTTCAGAACCTTTCTATGAGGGTGGTGCTCACGTAGATACATACGATGGTTTTGAAGTACCTTTTATAGCTGATGTTAAAAACCGTGAGAGTTTGAAATCAATAGACAATGTTGTTGCTAAGTTGATGAACAAGCGCATCTCTCCAGTAGAGCACACTATTACCTTGACAGGTGATGTCAGAGCCATGCCTAACGGTAATAAGTATGCGGTGATGCAAGCCTCACTCAATGAACTTGTAACCATTGCTAATGGTGACAACGATGTCCTGCAAAACTTTGTAGATTACGTTAACAACACTAACGATTATATTCTAAAAAAGTGGGATGAAACACACGTAGAGAAACTTGATGACGAGTCTTCAAAGATTGTATCTAATATCGTAGACTTGGAGGACTTTGAATAATGCAACACCCTGCTGAACTGTCTATATATTCTTACCTGAGAAAATCTATTGATGGTAAGGCAGGGATGTCACAGGAAGTTATTGACAAGATAGCTGACGATATTAAAGAAGCCCTACATAAACAGTTTAACTCTGAGAAACGAAAGTTCAAAGTTAGAATGTCAAATGTAGGGCGTCCTAAATGTCAGCTATGGTTTGATAAGAACAACCCTGATAAAGCAGAACCTCTACCTGCATCATTCAAGATCAACATGGTTATAGGTGATATAGTAGAGGCTGTGTTTAAAGGATTGCTCAGAGCATCAGGCACAGAGTTTGAAGATAACGATAACGTGACACTCAAGTTGTCAGATAAAGCAAAAATATCTGGTGAGTATGACATGATACTTGACGGTAAAGTAGATGATGTAAAGTCTGCTTCACCTTGGTCTTTTCAAAATAAGTTTGAGGATTTCCACAGCCTTAACAAAGGTGACTCGTTTGGTTACGTATCACAGCTTGTAGGGTACGCTACTGCTGCAGGTAAAGATGTAGGTGGCTGGTGGGTAGTCAACAAAGGCAACGGTGACTTCAAGTACGTGTCAGCTTCTGAGGTAGATAAAAAAGAAGTGTTAAAAAATATAGAGGATACTTATGATTACTTAGATAAAGATAAACCCTTTGAGCGTTGCTTTGAGCCTGTACCAGAAACATATCGTGGTAAAGCCAGCGGCAACTACAAGTTAAGTAAAACGTGTGGCTTCTGCTCACACAAAAAGAAATGTTGGCCTACACTTAGAGCATTACCTTCTCAGGTATATAGTGGAAAGCTAACACCCCCAACAGTAGAATATGTCAGTTTATGGAGTGATAGATAATGACAACAGTAGTAATTGATGAAGTAGAGTACGATACAGAGAACTTTACAGAAGAGCAAAACAATATGGTAGCTGAGTTGCAATACAATGCAAACATGCAACGTCAACTTACCTATCAATTAAGTACACTTAAAGCAGTAGGTGAGATCTTAGCATCTCGTGTTAAACAATCCTTAACAGAGAAGAAGGATGACAAAGAAGAGACGTCATAACTCAAGAAGGTATCGCAGTGGGCTAGAACGTGAAGTCGCTGCGTTCCTAAAAAATAATCAAACTAGAGTCAGGTATGAGGTTTTAAAGATAGAGTGGGAAGACCTACGATACAGAACTTACACACCTGACTTTATTTTGGACAATGGTATAATAATAGAAACGAAAGGTATCTTTGACAGTGAAGACAGAAGGAAGCACATAGAGATACGTAAGCAACACCCTGAGTTAGATATACGGTTTGTGTTTAGTAACTCTATGGCAAAACTTTACAAAGGTGCTAAGTCAAGGTACTACAACTGGTGTGACAAGAATGAGTTTCTTTGGGCGCATCGTGTTATACCTGAAGCTTGGTTAAAAGAAAAGGGAAGACCAACAAAGTTAAAAGTTATACCGTTTAAAGGTACAAAAAGGAAAACGTAATGCCTTACACAGTGAAGGACGATGAAGTAGCAATACTTTTAAGACCTGCAAGTTTTGATACAGACGGAGAATGGACAGGTGAGTTAGAAACAAGCTTGGCTTGTGGCGCAATGGTACAGACAGACATGGAAACTATGGGGTATTTAGTTCACTTAGCTACATTAATGGGTACATTTTTATCAATGGCTCAAGATGATGAAAATCTGTATGCATCAGTAGCAGAAAGAAGAGACTACATGATAAGCCTTGACAAACAAAATGAATCGGTGTATGAAAGGGTAGAGGGAACTGATGGTAAGGTTCTTAAACTTACTAAGTGGACTAAAACAGAGGGTAATGCATGACTAATATTGATCCAGTAAACAAACCTATACACTATAATCAAGCAGGTATAGAGTGTATTGATGCTATTGAAGCTATGACAGAAAATATGTCAGGGTATATAGCACCTCAAGCAGCTAACGTACTGAAGTATATATGGCGTTGTGAATACAAGAACGGCTTAGAAGATATAGACAAGGCAATATGGTATCTACAAAGGATGAAAAAAAGGTGGATGGAGTTTCACAAATGATACAGAAAAAGTTTAGTGTTACATTTGTATTGAAGGTACAAGAAGATAACAATATATTTTCTTCTGTAGAAGAGGCACACGAGGATGATATATATGATTTAGTACACAATACTTTTCACGATATAGATGACGTGGAACTAGATAATTTAAACGTTAAGGAGAGATGGTAAAATGCTCAGTCAAGATGATATTGATGCTTTCAAAAGACTCAACGATGTAGATTACTTAATGAATGAGTATCAAAGTATGGCTGCGGCAACAGCTATATATGATAAAAAACATCAAGTAATATACCCAGCGCTGGGTTTGGCTGCAGAAGCAGGAGAGGTAGCTAACAAAGTAAAAAAGATTTTACGTGATGGTAAGTTTGACCGTGAAGGTATATCAGATGAAATTGGAGATTGTCTGTGGTACATTGCAGCGTTATGCCGTGACTTAAACGTAGACTTATCAGAGATAGCTAAAAATAATATTAACAAGTTGCGTGATCGTAAGGAAAGAGGTACGTTAAAGGGAAGCGGAGATAAACGGTGAGTATCATAAGTCGAATACCAGAGTTTTATGTAAGTCACTGGCTACTACGAATACCCCTTATAATTATTTTCTTTCAACAAGGAATGGATAAACTACCTATAGATCTAGAAACAGCAGAATCATTTGATTTACCGTACTTAGTTTGGTGGTTTGTAGCATGGGGTGAGTTGGGTGCTTCCATCGGATTAATGTTTGGTGGCTTGGCACACATTGATGGTCTAAAGGATTGGATTGCAAAGTGTGGTGATATGCTTACACGTTTTAGTGGATTCACAATTGGATGTATTATGACAGGTGTTATATGGATAGCTAAACCAGAAAGTCTACTAGACGTTTTGTTATATGACCACTTTCATTTACTGCTTTGGGTAGGTGGTTTATTTTTTGCATTGAGAGGAAACAGAATATGAGTAACTATTTACCAACGGACTATCAGTCCTTCATACACAAATCAAGGTACGCTAAATACTTTGATGGTAAAGGGCGTGAGTCTTGGAGCGACACAGTAGAGCGCTACATGGATAACGTAGTGCGCCCAAAGCTAGGTGATGATAGCTACGTAAACAACATACGAGATGCTATTCTTAACTTAGAAGTTATGCCATCCATGAGGGCTATGATGACTGCTGGCCCAGCGCTAGAGCGTGACAATACTGCAGGGTATAACTGTAGTTATCTACCCGTAGATGACCCTAAGTCCTTTGATGAGGCTATGTTTATCCTCCTCTGTGGCACGGGTGTCGGTTTCAGTGTTGAGAGGCAGTACATCAGTAAGCTCCCTGAAGTCCCTACTCTCTTCGAGAGCGATACCACTATCGTTGTCAAGGACAGCAAGGAGGGATGGGCTAAGGCGTTTAGACAATTGTTGGCACTCCTTTGGGCTGGTGAGATTGCTAAATGGGATGTAACTAAAGTTCGTCCTGCAGGTGCAAGACTTAAAACTTTTGGTGGCAGGGCATCAGGGCCAGGACCACTAGTAGAACTATTTAACTTTGCAGTACAGACATTCAAGGCTGCACAGGGCAGAAAGCTATCCTCAATAGAGTGTCACGACTTGTTGTGCAAGGTTGGTGAGATAGTAGTTGTGGGCGGTGTTCGTAGGTCAGCTATGATAAGCCTAAGTAATTTGGATGATGATCAAATTCGCCATGCTAAATCAGGTAAATGGTATGATGAACCTGACCTAAACATATACCGTTTTGGCTATCGTTCCTTAGCAAATAATTCAGTAGCCTACGATAAGAAACCCGACAGTCCATCTTTTATGCGAGAGTGGATGGCTCTGGTTGAAAGCGGTAGTGGTGAACGTGGTATATTTAATAGACAGGCTGCACAGGTACAGGCTGCTAAGAATGGTAGGCGTGATCCTAACCATGACTTTGGCACTAATCCTTGCAGTGAGATCATACTTAGGCCGTATCAGTTCTGTAATCTTACGGAAGTTGTGGTCAGGGCTACAGATGATATTGAAAGTCTTGAGCGAAAGGTACGTGTTGCAACAATATTGGGAACAATACAATCCTCCTACACTAAGTTTCCCTATCTGCGTAAGGTGTGGCAAAACAATACAGAGGAGGAGCGATTGCTTGGCGTGTCACTGACAGGCATAATGGACAATCGTTTAATGACACCTAAGAATAAAGGCTTAGAAAAAACACTGGAGCACCTAAAGAATGTCGCCATTTCTACTAACGATGAACTTGCTGGGCGTCTTAATGTACCGCCCTCTGCTGCAATTAGCTGCGTCAAACCGTCAGGGACAGTCTCCCAATTGGTTGACTCCGCAAGTGGTATACACGCTAGGCACTCTCCATATTATATCCGTACTGTACGTGGTGATAACAAAGATCCCCTCACTCAGTTTATGAAAGATCAAGGCATACCCAGTGAGCCGTGTGTATTCAAAGGTGACACAACCACTGTGTTTAGTTTTCCTGTAAAGTCACCCAACGGTGCAGTAACTAGAAATGATATGGCAGCCATAGAACAGCTAGACTTGTGGCTTACGTATCAACGTCACTGGTGTGAACACAAACCTAGTGTAACTATTACAGTGCGTGACGATGAGTGGATGGCAGTAGGAGCTTTCGTGTACGAGCACTTTGACGAAATGTCAGGTGTATCTTTCTTGCCACACTCAGATCATACTTATCAGCAAGCCCCATATCAGGATTGCACTAAGGATGAGTATGAGTTATTATTAAGTTCGATGCCAGAAAAAATAGATTGGTCTAAGCTTTCTGAGTACGAACAAGAAGACAACACTTTAGCAATGCAAACAATGGCTTGCTCTGGTGATGTGTGCGAAGTAGTTGACATAACATAAAGGAGAATAACATGTTTGAAGTCATCTCATTTTTTGCTGCTGTGGGTATTACAGTCGGTGCTATCACAGAGATTATAATACCGTTGGTTAGCCAAGGCACTGAACTTATAAAGACAGTTCTATGAAGTGGATACTAATCTTTGTAATGTTTAATAATGGCGTTCACTATTCTCAAAGCTTGCCTCTCTTGTATGATAATTATGACACATGTAAGATAGCGGCTGAAGATGTAAAGCAAAGATTAGAGGGTACTAAACCTAATGATGCTGCATACGCCTTATCTTTCTGTGTAGCTTTACCAGAAGGTGCGTAAAATAAACTTAGAGGAGGAGGCAAAAAAGTTTCTTGATCTGAGAAAGAAAGAAGCTGAACCAGAGGAGTTACGTAAAGAGTTAATAGCTATACTAGAACGTTTTATAAGTGAGCTAAAAAAGAAGGGGCTGTAAAGCCCCTCTTTACTTTATTCTTTTTTCATCTCTCTGTAGTATGATAGTATAGCTTTAAATTGATTTAACTCTGACTCGTTCATGTCTAATGGCGTTTTCATTTTTAACTTTTTAAGTTCTTCTTCTGTAGCACCTTCATCTCTCAGTTTTTCTAATCGCATATCGTGAAAAAGTTTTTTAGCATTTTTAAATTGCTCACCATCCCCTGCATAATTCATCACATCGTACTTGTGTTTGTTTTGTTTGTGATGCCTAGATAAGTACGGCATAGCTTCGTTTACTGCATTTCTAGTTTGTTTTAATATTTTTTTAACTTCTTTTCTTCTGTAGGTGTTAGTGCCTTGCATAAACTTCTTGTCACTTAAAAGTTTTCTAGCTTTTCTTTCTAGTATAGGACTCACTGTTTCATTTAACAGCCTGTCATACATAGCTACTCCACTCCTACGACTTGCTGTAAAACCTTTTAAACCTGCCATAGTGTAAACTTTTTCTGATGCAGTTTTACTTGGCACAACTTTCACTCCAAAGATAGAGTTTAATGGATTAGGATCGTACAAGTCTCCTCCTCTAGTAGCAACACGCAAGTTAGTAAAATCGTTTTCTTCATTTGTATCACGAAAGATGTCTAGCATATTATCCACGTAACGTGTAGCTTCAAGAGAGAAAATATCTCCTCCTGTTCTGGCTACCAGTTCTACTTCACCTTGATCATTTACAACAGCTTTTTGTCTTTTGTCTTTGTGTATGTCTGTGTCGAAGATAAAACCTACTGCTTTATCCAGTATTTGAAAAGGTCTGGTAAATCCAGCTAAAAAGCTACCACCTCTTCTTTGTAGTTCTGCAACCCCAGCTTCACCATTTGTTTCATCAAAGAACATGTTTAAGATTCTGTTCATGTCGTTACCAAATTGTATGTCTCTAGCGAACTGACCCACACCTATCTGTACGAGCATATCTTGTATCGCCTCTGGAGTAGTGGTAGCGTAGTAAGGTAATGTATCTTTTTCTATCGTAGGCTCTGCAGGTTTTCCTGGTAAATCTATGCCAAAGATAGATCCTTGTTTGCCTAATTGATTCACTAATCTACCCATAGACATAAACTCAGACATAGGAAAAGCATTTTTAATATCTATTATTGTGCCGCCACCTACATCTAATTCTGTAGCTTCTAAACCTCTGTCTTGTCTTTCTTGATCCATCCTAGCTGCCATGATAAGACCAGCAGTGCCTACAGCAGCACGACTAAAAGCTTCCATTGTTTGTATGTCGCCTCTACCTCGCATAATTTTAGCTGTTGCAGGAAGTAAAGACCAAGGGCCAAGTTGATAAACTGTAGCTATAGTGTTGTTAAAAAACCTACCAAATGGTAAAACAGAACCTAGTACTGGTAAGTTAGATATACTTTCTACAAACTTAGCTGCACTGCGTATGGCAGGTGCTTGTTCTACTGTAGTGTAGTCTTTTGAGAAAACACTTTTCATTGTAGAGTCCATAGCTAAACCTGCTATGTCTTCATCTATTACATTAAGGTTGTTATCTCGCATTGCATCAGCAAGTTTAATACCCTTCTTTATCCTAAGATGTTTATCTAACTCTGTCATAAACATTTGAGATTTAGTAAAAGTATCTTGTGCTCTAACACCTGTTATATATGTGGCAGCAGCTACATATCTTTCTATAGTTTTGTAAACTTTACTGTCAGGATTTATATCAAACTTACTAGCGGAAAGCTCAACACCAGTACCACCTGCAGTCTCGTGTATCAAAGATTTAATATCTTTGTTTTCATCAAGAAACTTCATGTAAGCATCGTGTGTAGTAAATGGGTCTAGTAAGTTTCTAAACTTCGCGCCCTGCACTTGAAAATAAACTTGTCCTACACGTCTTGCTTCACGTCCTGCTTCTGTGTTGCCTCGTAGCACACCGTATGCGTAAAACAAACCACCATTCAGAGAGTCAGCTACAGCCTGTCCTAAGTAGTACTGTGACCAGCCAAACACGTTAGCTGCAGTGGTAGGCACAGATGAGACAAGAGTTCTACGCCATACGTTTTGTAGGTACATAAGTGTCTTAGGTTGCACCTCTCTAGATAAGTAACCTGGTAGTCCATCCTCTAGGGCATCTCTTATCTCTTTTCTTTCTAGTGATTGATTAATGATGTCGTTACCCATAACAACACCAGCGTTCAGCTTGTTCTTAGCTTGTGCAAAGACAGAAAGTTCTCTACCTAAACCACTAGAGTAGGATGCTATAACGTCACTAAGTTTAACTTTTGCTGTGGCAACATCACCTAAAGGTAGACCTGTAGCTTTTTCAAAATCCTTTGATATTGCAAGAAACTCTTCATCAGGCATGACACGTATAACATCAGTTAAAAAGTCAGATATAAATGTGTCTTTATTTACTGTAATACCTTTGCTTCTTAAAAAACCCACAAGACCTGTCTCTTTATCTGGTCCTAATAATATCTCTCCAAGCAAACCCTCTGGCATCATTTGATTGCCACGTATTTCTTTACCTGCCTCTACCTTTTTAGCCCAAGACTTGTATCCATCACGTATAACTTTTGTAGCTTCAAAGCTTACACCTGCATCTACTGTTCCTTTAGTAGCAAACTTTTTAAGTGCCATCTCTCTTGTAGCATCACCTAACGAAGAACCACCTACAAACTTTCTAGCACCACTACCTGCTAAACTAAAAGCAGGAGCTACAGCACCACCTATAAGACCATTTAGTAGGACTTGCTTTTTGTTTATTGCTGTAACAGAATCATCAACGTTTACGTCAAGATAAATGTCTTGTATAGCTAAATCTTGAAAAGCAGCTATAGTGGCGTCTGCAGTAAACGTACCACCTAACTCTGCAGCAACACCTTTTAGTCTACGCTTCTTTTCTATATCTCTAACTGCACCCATGCCTATAGTACGCAGTGCTTCTCGCCTTGCGTTCATGGCAGCATGATCTAGTGCAACTTTACCTGCACCACTCTTCACTGCGTCCTTACCTAGCTTTTTTATTAGAGATTCTTGTGCTTCAGTTACAGCTTTAGCTACTGCTTGTGATGATGCACCTTTTTTAACTGCCTCTTTATACGCTTGCTTTGTAACTGCTTTAAGTGCTTTCTTACTAGTCTCTGTAACACCTAATGTAGCGGCTTTACCTAGACCACCAGTGAGTAAACCAATATAGTTTGATGGATCAACTGCTGCAGCAAAGATGTAATCCTTTATACCATCTATCTTACCGCCTAAAGTTTCACCTCTATTAAAAAGATTACCAAGGTTATCGTACAATCTATATGCGTCTGCTGCTGCAGCACGATCAGCGTCACTACCTTTTCTAACAAACTGCACTTCACCTGCAAGAGATAGTGTGTTGGTGTTAAACCAACGCATGTGATCTACAAAGTCATCGACTAGTTTACTATCGTCTTTTGTAGTTCTGTACTCTTCGCCTTTATGACGTGCCATGTATTCACGTATAGTGTTTAAGTTAGATGGCCTATAAAAATCTTCTATCTTTAGTTTTTTATTTTCAGGTATAGTGCTTTCAAATATCTCATCCTCTTTACTGTCTTTTTTATTTAGTAAGTCAGGTATACTTCCAGTATAAACTTTTTTGTTTGGCACAGTTATAGCTGTACCAACTTTTTTACTGTCTCCAAGTAAGTCAAATATACTACCTTTATAAGCTTCTGTCATTGTCCAAATGTATCCTGTATGTTAGATATAACTGTGTTAGTAAAAAAGTCTGATAGTAAATTCTTTTCAGCATATCTTTTCCACTCAGACAACAATCTATTTTTATCATTAACAAAACCTTTTTCTTTAGCAAAATCAAAGAAAAACTTTAATTGATCTTGTGTTCTTTTATTAACCTGCTCTAATAAAGGCTCAGTTATTTCTTTTTGTGTAATAAGTGTTTTAGGTTTACCAGTTCTTCTATCATTAATGTATACTTGATTATCCTCTGTGATTGAAAAGTTTTGACCTCCAAATCTCTCAATTGCTTTTACTGTTATGTCTTCTACAGGTTCTACCTCCGCTTCTTTATCCTCTTTTACTTTCTCTCTTACTTCAGATAAACTTTCTCTACGCCCTGTAAAAAACTCTTTAACTTCATCTCTAAGAAACTTAAACTCATCACTTTCAAACAGACCTACAGTCTCAGCAGATTGCACAGCCTCTCTTACTTTAGGTACAAGTGCCTCTTTTTCTTCTTCGTTTGCTGCTTCAAACTCTTCTTTAAGGTCTTTCAATTCTACTCTTATATCAGAATCAAGCAAAGGATCATCTACTGTTACATCTTGTTCAACGATAGTATCAAGTGCGTTTCTTTCTGAGAGCATATCTACTTTTGCATATGCTAGTTCTTCTGCTGTCATAGTATCCGTATCAGGTCTACCTAGTGCTTCCCCTGTTACATCTTGTTCAGCAACATTATTAAGTACGTTTCTTCCTGAGAGCACATCAAAATTAAATCCTAGTTTCTTAAAATCTTTTAATTGCTCTGCATTTCCCTCTATTATATCAGTTCTTAATTTTCCTGTTTCTGAATCTGTATAGGTATATTTAATATCGCCACTTATGCTACCGTCTGGAAGCCCTATATATTCTATTGTGCCATTATCAGTATTTTGTACAATTCGTTGACCTAGATCTTCGTTGAGAGCCTTAACTACAGCCTTACCAATAACTGTTTGCTTTTGATCATCTAGTTCAGCCTCTGCTGATACAAGCAACTCGTCTGGTACAATTCCTTTAGGTAGCCCTTGAATAAACTCTTGTCCATATAAACCTATATATTTTTGCATTACTTGCGTTTGAGCATCTAAAATTATTTTATTTTGTTCTCCCTCGCCTATAGCTGCTTTAAAAGCAGGTGTTCTACTTACTAGTTTTTCTACACCCTCTAACTCTTTAAAAAACTGTTCGTTTGTTTTTAAGGAATCATACACGTCTACGTCAGCTTGCTCTAAAGTTAAAAATACACCAGCACCTTCAGGAGCTAGGCTTTCATAAGCATCCTGTCTAGCTAACTCTATAGTACGCATTTTATCAGCACCAAGTCTAGATTTGGCTGTGCCTTTAGGGTCAACTGCAAACATGCGTTGAAATACATTTCTATTGTCTGTAAGTTCTTTAGTGTCTTCCTCTAAGCTCATCAAGTTACGTGAACGTTCAAAGAACTCCTCTACGTCACCCTCTTCAAATAAGTCCTCACCCTCTATCAGTGCTCCTGCTTCTGTTGTAGCAAGCTTGCGCCCTCCCAATAAAGCAGATTGTTTTTCCATTGCACCAACAAACTTTAACAAACCGCCCTTACCTGCTGCATGGGCTGCTTTTAACATCTCATCACTTGCACCTAAAAACTTACCTTTACTGTATAGGCGCATGTCTTGTGCAACTAAATCTTTTCTATTGTTAAATATTTTTTTAGCTTCATCATACTCTTCTTCGTACTTATCAGTATAAGCTTTACGTTCCTCTGCTCTTTCAAGTATACCTTTGCTTACTTGATTAAGGAAGCCTGTTGTAAATGATTTGTAATCAAAAGCCATCTTACATACCTCCTCTTGACATCAGCCCAGCGCCTTGCTCTTTTTCCTCTGGAGGTATACCCTCTGTTCCCTGCAAGTCTGCTGCTTCTGGTGGCATTTCTTCTACATCCTCTACATCTTCTGCTTGCTCTTGCTGCTCTAAAGTATCTGACATTTCTTGTAACAACTGTACGCCTCTGTCATCTGCACTTTCAGCTTCAACACCTTTAGCTATGGCAGCTTGAAACATCATGTGTAGTTTCTTTTGTTCTTTTTCTTCCTTTTGTACTTTTGGATTAACATCACTAAACTTATAATCTATACCGTATGACTTAGCAACAGAAGCTAAAAACTCAGACAACACTGGTGCAACTAAAATACCTACATCTAAGTTGTGTTTACCATTCATTACGGATGTCATGTACATAGTCTTAACTACAGGATTAATAGGCACACCCATATCTAATACAGTCATAATGTCATCTATAACTTCATCATTACTAAAACTTTTAAAGTAGTACTCTAGTGCCTCTTCTACTGTGTTTAACTCAGGAGGACGTTCAAAGGGTCTTTCTCCTAACTTGTTTAAAGTAAGAGAGGAGCCAGGTAAAGGAGCATTAAATTGTGATACTTGCATCTTTATTTTCCTACTTAGTAAACCCTGCACCAAAGTACAGTCCTACGATTGCTGATACTATGTGTGTGTCTAGTGGTGTGATTACAAAGCCTTTTGCCATCTTCCACTGTATTGCTTCCTCTGGTCCAAACAACCAGTTAAATAAACCACCTGTTGCTTCTGTGTAACCCACATAAACACTAACATCAGGATACCATACTGCAACTAGCTTTGGCAAAACAATAATGCTAAACACTGCAGATAAAGCTATGATGCGTCTAGTCCAAGCGAAATGACTGTCGTTCTTACCTGCGTTCCTAGCTTCGTTAACTTGCTCTGCTCTAAACTGTGCAGTCTGGAGCATCATCTTATTTTGCTCTTGGCGATTCTTCATGCTCTGACCCCAGATAGACATAACGCCACCTAGTATTGTAGAGAAGAGCATCGTTATAAGTTCTAGTGGTAAGCCTAACATTAGATTTCTATATCATCCATTGAGTTGCTTTTATCAAGACCTTGATATACTTTGTCATTACCTGATACGGAAGGTGTGTATTTGTGTATTTCATTTCCATCAGCATCTTTCCAAATAAAAGAAGGTTTTTCTCTTGTGCCGCCTACAGAAATAGTTTTTACAGGTTTAAAATCTTTGTCTCCCATCATCAATCCATTGTACTCTTGTGCACGTCTTTTTGAAAGACCCTTACTAGATGTGTAAATTATTTTTCCGTCTTTATCTTTTTTTCTAGTATTGTCATCATTTCTAGGAGAACCTAATACAACGGACGCTAGAGAATCTTTAGCTGCGTCAAAATCAGGTGTGTCTTTAGATAAAGCTGTAACTAAACCATTAGGTAAACTGCCTGTGTTTATATACATAGAAAAAACATTAATTTTTTTAGTATCTGTTAAACCTTTAAATACATCTGGGTATTTTTTATCAGCTTCATTATACATTTTTTGATAAACATCTTTTGCTAAAACTCTTCTATCTTTGTACTTTTCAGAATCAGGATCAAACCCATAAGTTTTAGCAGTAGCAGGTAAAACACCATAACCTAATGTTTTTATACCTAAGTGATCTATGTGATCTTCTTTGCTTTCTAAATCTCCTATCTTATCTACAAAAGAGTCTATAAAAGATTTAGGATCAATAGGTCTACTCATAAGACCGCCAACTACTTTTTTGTCGATGGCTGCACCTCCATCAGCATCGTTGGTGTCAATATCAAGAGGGTCATCACGAGTAATAGTTGATAAGGTTTCCATAATTTTACTTTGTAATTTTTTATCATCTATCATTACCTCTGGCTTTGTAATTTTAGTAGGTATGTTAATTAACCCATCTACTGCACCATCAGGATTAGCTAAAGATAAATCTAAAATACTTACACCTTCAAGATTAGCTTCTCTAGCTGCGTTTTCTTTTCTAACTGTTTTAGTAGTTTGTAGTTCATCATCATCGCCACGCATATAATCTTTAAAACCATCCAAGAATCTAGATAGTATACTACCTGCTTTTTCTTGTTGTACAGGTTGCTCTTCTTGTTCAGGTACATTAGTAATGGTTTTAGAGCCTAGACCTGCTGTGGGTACAGGATCAGGCTTTGCCTCTTCCTGTATTTCCTCATACACATTTTGTATGTAGGATGATATTAAGTTTTCTCTATTCATGTATCTCTACTCACTAGAAAATTTTTGTGTAATTGTCAAGCATACCATTAACTACGGCCCCTAAGAAAGTACCTGCTGCGCCAGCTAAACCTGCGTCTTTTTGTGCGTCTGAATTTATATTGTTTATAGCAAGTCTAGTTTCTCTCTCTAACGCACTCTCAGAACTACTCCAAGCGTAATTCATTAAGTCACGCTCTTGTTGCCACAACTCAGCTAAACCTTGCATAGTCATATTGTTAGCCGCCATAACTTCTGCCATGTTAGCCTCGTTAAGCGCAGCAGTATTAGCTGTAGCTACAGCCTGTCTCCACACAGTATTAGCTTGTGCTATTACCAGTTCGTTCTGTGCGTTAAACAAGTCACGCTGATTGTCTAGTTCAGCTTGAAACTTAGTCATAGAGTTTTCTTCACCTGCGTTAAACTGCTCCATAGCATTACTTTGTGCTATATTAAACTGATTAACTTGTGTGGATAAACTATCGAAGAACTGGTTGACTTGGTTTACACTCTCAGCGTTAAACTGCATCTGTGCATTTTCTGCAGCTTGATCAGAGAACACACTCTGTACTAGTGACTGTGCTTCAAACATAACAGCTTGTTGTTCGTTATCTAGGTTAGCCATATCCATCTGCAGGAAAGCTTGTGCTTGTTGTGCTTGTGCTTGTTGTCTGTTGTTTAAATTAGCCATGTCTACATCAGCAAATGCCGCTACGTCAGCCATAAGCTTTGCTTGTTTGTTTGACAAGTTAGCTAAGTCTACTGTCTGTGCAAGCTGTGCGTTTTGTAAAGCACGAGATTGTTCTGCAGTAAAGTTCATATTAGCTATCTCAGCTATACGTTCTGCTTTAATTACAGCTACTTGTTGTTTGTTAGATAGCTCCTGACCTTTCATGGCTGCTTCTATCTGAGCGTTAGCTAGTGCAGTCTGCTGTCTACTTGAAAGTTCCTCTAATCCAATAGTCAGCTTATTACTCATATTAAAGATAGCAGTTTGTTGTTCGTTGTTTAACTCTATCTCTCTTTCAGCTACAGAATTAGCTACATTAAACAAAGCAGTCTGTTGTTTGTTATCTAACACACGCCCTTCTATAGCTGCACTAGCTACGGCATCCTGTATGAACGCCTGCTGTTTACGTGTAGCGTCACCCATGTTGGCTTCAAAAGCTTGTGTGCTTTCTAACACTGCCATCTGTTGTTCGTTAGTTAGGTCTTGACCCATCATGGCAGCTTTAACTTGTAAGTTAGATAGTGCTGTCTGTTGTGCATTAGACAGGTTAGCCATCTCTACTTCTAAGTTTTGTGTTGAACGTAGTATAGACGTTTGTTGTCTGTTTGTCAAGTTAATATCGTTAACTGCAGCGTAACGTGCAGCATTAGCTATAGCTACGTTAGCGCTAATACTTAGCTCTTGTCCTTGCAATGACGCTTTAAACTGTGCTGTTGCTAGTACAGCCTCTTGTTCATTTGATAAGTTTTTAAGTTGCAAGTTGGCATTGTTCATGGAGTTCTGTATGCGTACAGCTTGTTCGTTGGACAAGTTAGATAACTTAAAGTTCTGTGCTGCAGCAGCATTAGCTAGTGCAACAGCTTGTGCATTACGCACGTTTTCCATATCCATAGCTTGAAAAGTGGCTGCATCAGATTGTGCTATAGGTATTGCACTCTCCATAGCTGCTTGTATCATAGCCGCACTAGACATAGAACTAGCGCCTAAACCACGCGCATTCATAGCTGCAGTTACCCTACGTAACGCACCAGCCGCCCATGCAGGTGTACCATCGTTAAATTGTTCCATCAACTTAGATAGCTGACCTTGTACAGTTGATGCAGCACTAACCTCACCCTTTACAGCCTTAGCTTCTAGCTGTTGTGTAAATGTAGCGGTAGCGGCTTTAGCTGTAGCTGCATCGTTTAGTGCATCTAACGTCTTAGCTGTAACAATAATCTCTTCGTTATTTACTATCTCGTTTACATCTACTAATTCATCTGCGCCTACCGTAGTTTCCTCTGCTTCTATATCAGCTACAAACTCTGACTTCTTTTCTTCTGCTGATGCTATTTCATCAAACTTAGCAGCATCTTTTACTTTAGATTCTTCTTGTTCTGCTATTTTTGTAGGAGTTAAACTGTAGTCTACCTCTGCAGTTGCTTTAGGTGTTTCTGTTTCAAACTTAGCAGGGTCTACATCTTTTACATCACCCTCAAACTTAGCTGCCTCAGATTTAGTGTATTCATCAAAAAGTTCAGCATCAGGAAACTCACCCTGATCTATGGACATTTTTATCTCAGGTATTTGACGTATCACATCTAGTGTCTTAGCATCTAGATCTAGCTGTGCTAATTCTTCAGGGTCCATAGTTTCAGCTTTCATCAAAGCTTCATCTGATGGTGTGCCTGTAGCTGCAGCAAAGTCTTCTAATGCAGTCTTAACTTTCTCTTGTGACATGACTGCATCGTATATTTCTGCTGAGTTTTTCTTAGCATCTTGCTCAATACGTGCTTGTATTGTTTCTATATCTGATGCAGTAGCGTTTGGCGACAGGCCATACTTTTCTTGCTTTTCTTCATCTGAAAGACCATCAAGGTACGCTAGTGCAGCCTTAACTGCAGGATCATCTACTTTACCTGAATCTTGTGCTTGCTTAACTAAAAGTGTAGCTGCAGTTGCTACTTGTCCAGTAACCTCATCAATAAGCTGATCATCTTCTACTTTCAAGCCATACACTGTGGGGTTCTGTAAGATAGAGCTAGGGTTAGTTATAGCTTTACCCAGCGCTTCTGAAGTGGACGGTATGTCTGTAGTCTCTAACTGCTTTTGTTTAGTTGCCAGATCAGCCTGTGTTTGTGTAACTAAAAGTTCTGCGTCCTCTAAATCTTTTTTTAGTTGTTCAAAATTTGGATCATCACTAGAAACACCACTCAACGCTTTTTGTGCATCGGTGAGCTTTCCCATAGCGCTACTGTATGTTTCTTGTGCAGTGTCTAATTTTTGTGATGCTTCAGTTATTTCTGGTATAGGTGTTCCTTCTTTAAGTACTTGTGAACCTTCAGGTGGATCTGTAGGTGCAGGATCAACAGGGTCTACTGGCCTTATAAAATAATCATCTCTTGGATCAGGCTGTCTAGGTTGATTTATAGCAGGTTTAGGACCACCTATCCTAGATACCTCTGTATAATTTGCAAGAGCAGGATCGTTAAATCCTGTAATAACACCCCTCTCAATAGTGTAACCTGCATCTTTTAAACGTTGTGTATTTCTTCGCACATTAGTGTCGCCCATAGGAGTGCCAATAGGAATATTTTTAATATCTAAATTACCTGCTCTTACAGCATTAAGGGCAGACTCAGAACTGTCATAAGATGTTGCACCACCAGCTTGCATACCCATACCAGATAAAGGTCTGCCCTCTACACGTTGCCTAGCTATATCTGTGTATCTGCCTAGCTGAGAGGCAGCACTAGGGCTAGATGCAAGAAACGCATCCATGTCATCCTTTTGCGCTGGGCCTGTGTAGCCAAACTCTTTAAGGAGTTGGTGCGTTTGATCGTTAGTAAAACCTTTAAATCTTTTCATCTATCTAGTTCCTATCCAAACAAAGCCGAAGATAGCGCCAAGGCCCAAAAGGAATACAGCAATCCCTGTTGCCCACTCGATGATTGCTTGTTTAATTTCCATTTGTCTATGTTCATGTTCACGTTTTTGCTTCCTTAAATCCGCTTCAATCGCTAATATCTCCTGCCACTTACTAGGGCCATACATAACGGAGATGTACTCTTTTAGCTCCTGTCTCATAGATGCGGCTTTCTGCTTTGCAGCAAAGATTTCCATAGCTTGAGCTTGTACACCACCGCCTAATGTTTTATACCATGCAGGTTTCTGGTTTTGTTTTTCAGCGAAGTCAAGGTCAGCTATAGATCCTGCCCACTTAGACAGTTGACCACCCATGTCTTGTAAGTCCTTCCCGACTGCTATCCCCTTCTTGAGCATCTGAAATGCTGCAGAAGCGCCAGCCAAGGCCGTTACTGGATCAATCATCTGCGCTCTATGATTCTATCTAGCTTTGCGTCTAGAGCCTCCAGCCTATCTATTATTCTGTTCATGTCGCTGTTTGCCTCCACCTTAGTCATGTAGTCACGAGCCATCTCCTCTCGCGTCTTATTTAGTAGGACTTGCATACGTTGTGTTTCTGTGTGTTGACTACGGATAATCCAGCCTACTATACCAAGTAGGCCAGTTAGTCCAGCACTCCATAGCAACTCCATTTCCATCCTACCAAGGAACTCCGCTCATGGTTGGTGGGTTCTTAAGATTATCTATGCCTTTCGCAAGATTTGCTTCGGTTGCATCCTTGTCTACCTGCGCTTGGACCCATGCAATGCAGTTAGCTTCTGTAACGCTGTCATAAGCAATAAAGTTGCTATCTGATGGGTCAGGAGTGTGGCTTGTCATGCCATATGAGCTTACAATATGCTCACCATCAACTGCTGTGCACCGCCAGTGCAAGGTCTGTATGCCTTTGCTACCACTTGCTGTTTCGTATTCAGTTTGATCAATAGTCCATGTGTATTCGATTGCCATTTTTATGCTCCTTCTAAGGCTGTAATACGTGCTTCTAATTCTTGGATGGTTTTAAC